TAAGTTAACCTACGACCTATTGATTCCTCAATGTCTTCAATATCCATGTATTTCCAACCCTCGGCATCGTCATTTTTCCACGGACGACCACCTGCTTCTAGCCAAATAGCATCATTTACAACAAAGGCCTTTTCATCTAAATGCTGTGCATCGCTATACTCGTTGGTTCTAACCATTTTAACAACATTCCACCATCCCATAATATCCCCTCAATCGTTATCCAAATAATAATTAATTCTTTTCTTCATTCGCAGAATCCTATCAATATCCTGCTTATACGAGTCGTATTTTGATTTAATATCAATTCCCGTAGAGTCGTCCCCCACGAGAACATATGAATCATCACTAGCCAGCAGTTCACAAGCCACGAGTTTTGTAGCCGCTTCTTCAATGATAGCGGGAACTCTATGATTGCCATAGGTGTAAGTTAATTTTACAGAATGTTTTGAATGTAAAGGGTAGTCCGCCCGGAAGAAAATATCCCCGGAATCCTTCATGTCCCACCAATTTTGGTTTCTGTCATACTCCTCCTTATCTGTAAAGGAGGTAGCACTAACTCCACTACCCGAAGTGCTAATTGTGCAAGCCGACCCATCGGAACCGGGCAACAAAGAAACGATTGTGATTGTCTCATCTTCCTCAACACTAGCATAGAAAAAGTCCGAAATGTTGTAGGTGTCTGTTCCATCCTTCAAGGCCTTGTTAGCAGTAGCCCCTGTAAAAGAAGCAGTAAGGGTTGGAGGTTGCTCATTGATTAGATAGGCTAACTCGTGAGCCGTAGTTCTCTTCCCAAACGATTTATTAAACTGTGAGTTTGAATTAGTTGTTCCCGCAGTAAGAGTCCAAGACAATGAGCCCGCACCCAAAGTAATAGATGTAATGTTGGTGTGGTCGCTAATCGTTACAACGGAAACCGCCGAGGCAACATCCCTATAAGACGAGCCCTCCCAAAATGCAATTCTAATAATCTTTCTAATATTTTCGTGTTCAGTTCTAACCTTTCCGGCGTAGTCTTCATAGTAAAAAACAAATTTGTCAAAAAAGTCAAAGTCGTGAAACTCGTTCTCAGCAAGATTCTCTCTCCAAGACTCGTTAGTAAATTCATCAATGTAGTCCTCAGCCCTACGAATTAAATCTCCTACTTCCTCTAAGGTCGGAGAGGTAGCACCCACAGCATCAATTGAAACGAAATCAGCAACGCCTAACAGGGCGGCAATCTTAACAGCATTAGTGTAGGCTCCATTCCCAGCAGAATAATTAACTACATTCAAAGAGGGGTCCGACTGAACAATAACTTTTACCATTTCAATTACCTCCTACGGCTAAATCAAGTTTGGCTAACTTCTTTAATATTTCGTTTTTATAGTCATCTTTTTTCTTATTAAATGCGGTATCAAACTCACCAAAAAGAACCTCACCCGAAGGGGTAATGTTTTTCTCCCCCTCTCGGGTGGCCCCCCTACCAACACTAAAATCTGTTGCACGAGTTCCTATTTCGGGTCTAACTTGGTGTTCTCCCTCAAATAAATATTCACCCACTAAACCTTTAATTTCTAGGTCGTGGGTAATAGTAAGTTGGCCGGAATAAGAAATAGTGGCTGGTGCTGATTTAACCTGTCCTTTATCTACTCCAATAGTAAAGTCCTCGTATAAAATTGGGAAAAGGAATAACTTAGCCGCCTTTACCTTTGTTTCTCGTTGTGAAAAATTAGGTTCTCCTCCAAAGTATTCCTTACTAATCATGCTAACAAAGGTAGAAGAAGAAGGACTCTCCCCCACATCAAACAGGTCCGAAAACTTTTTACTGTCAATTTCATTTAAATCCTGTCCACGGATAAAGTCTGCTTCTTCTGACTTACCCATTTCATTTAAAACTCTAACCAACTCCTCTTTGAAAGAGTTAACATCCACGGTGGTAATTGCGCTAAAGTAAGTTCTTTTAGCCGTCCCAAGTTCCTTTAGATAACTATTCGCCTCCTCTAATACATCCGAGTCAACGAAAACAAACTCTTCCCTTTGCTCGGGAGGAATTTCATCCTCCTTTGTAGTGTCTTCTAACCTTTTAATGTTCTCTCTCACGATGTCATATAAATCGTTAAACTCTTCCATATCTCCCTCTAATATTTTTTCTTTAAGAGCCTTCTCTCTAAGTTTAGAAACATCGGGAAATAGTCTTTCGTCGTCCGATACTTTATACATGCTTTTGGAACTCTTAACTAAATCGTCCAATCTATTAAACAGGTCCACTATGCCATCAAAAAGACCGTCTTGAGCAAAATAAGACTCCACCTTTTTCATGCCCATCATATCATCAAATTTTTCTTTATCACTAATTGCGTTCAAAGCATTTTGCACAACATTGGTGTTTTGGCGTTCAGCGTTAGGGTCTGCTATTACATGTTTTCCCTTGAAGTTGGAAACTCTTCTTAACTTCTGCATACTCCCCTTCACACCGGAAACAGTTAGGGTATTCCAATTAATTTTTCGTTTAAATTCATTACCCCCGCCAGCCATTAACCAATCAAAAAAGTCTGCTACTAGGTTGGACTCATTATCCACTAACCAATTGGCGAGAACATCGTCATCAATTTCTTTTGAATATTCTCCTACTTGGGAAGGGGTATATTGGGAACCTGCCGTAGAGGTCGCTTCTGTAACAAGACTGGTATTGATTTTAGAATCAACATTTCTAAGAACTGTTTCCATAGTAGAACTGTCAAATCCCTTCAACCCCGAAAGTTTTTCATTGAGGACTCTCTTAATGCTTCTATTTAATTGATTAACTAGTTTAGATTTAGGAAGACCGATTAGATAATCAATATAACTTTCATCATCTAAACTTCTAAGGTTTAGTTCTTCGGGTTCATCGTCGTCCTCGTCATTAGGTTTGTAATAAGGGTTATCCGCCCTCCCCCTATCACGGTATCTTTTCCTAACTAATATTCCTCCTTGAAAATCTGCCAAGAAGTTAACTAATTCAATGGGTTTAGAATCCTTTCCTCCGGGTAGGTAAGCCTCACCCATAGCACCTGCAACACTTGAAGTAAAGCCGGTTCTCATAGAGTTAATGTAATCACTAACTGCCGTGATAAGACCGTCAAGTGTTGCTACATCTCTAAAGTATTTATCGTAAAATTCTTCGGTTTCTTGTTGCGTTTGAAGAGGTGCTTCTAATGGTTCAATCCTCTCAACGCCTAACAGATTTTTAAATTCCTCTACAAGTTTAGAAGCATAGGAGGGCTGGTAAGGCCTTTCCTCGTCGGGATAAAGAATCCTCTCTCCGACCAATTGTCCGATAAGTTTTTTATTCTCGTCGGTATCTTCTAAATCCAACGAGTAGTTATCTGCCTTACCTTCCTTTAACTGTCCAAGTGTTAGACCCGAAAGACCCTCAACCACGAGTTCTCTTTTATCCCTTAGTGGGGAAAAGTCCTCACTATCAATGTCCTTTTCTAATAGAGTTTGATACGCCTTACGGTTAATACTATCAAACCTTTCGTCGTTGTAGCCCGAAAATGGCGAGTGGTCTTTCAAAAACCAATCAACTAATTGTCTACCGAGTGTGGTATTTCCCGGTGAATTGATAAAATCTACCATCACCCTAACGGATAAAGCCTCGGTCCAATTAACACCCTCAGCAAAACCCTCGTAATCACGAATGTTTGGAACTCTAGTCATTCTTTAACCCCCTAGTTAGTGAGGGCAAAGACTTCCAAAGTAGTGAAGTTATTAGCAACGATTTTAATTCCGTTGCGACAGATAATTTCTAATCCCCGAATATCATCACTAGTGTTAGCATCAATTTTGAATTTTCCAATTGGGTTATCCACCGAAACAAAAGTTAGTGGTTCGGCGGTCTTAGAACCCCCCGTAGTGGAAACACTTAATTCAAAGTTAAGTGCGTCTGTAATAGAACTAATTGTAGCCCCTTCCGGAATACCATCACCAAATACCAACATTCCCGCCGATAAACCAGCCGTAGGACCGGTAATCGTAGGGTCGTTGTTATAATCAAATGGGGCTGAAACATCGGCGGTGTTGTTGTCAAAGATATAAACAACCGAAGCGGTCGCACCGTTGTAATAAATAAATCCGTCAAAGGTTCCACCAATGGATGAAACTTGAGTGTTCGCAGTAATTTTCGTAGAATTCACAGGCATAATATTCCCTCTTGGTATTAACCAAGCGAGACTATGTTATAAAACTTACTCTTCTTCACTTTCACCTAAGCAAAGTGAAAGCAATTCAGCCTTGGTGTTTTGTCTAAGATATACAACACCTTGCTCGGTAAGGTAAGTTTGTAATTCTTTCTTCGTCATAGAAGAGAAATCCGGGGAGGGTGCGACTTCATCAACCTCCGTTGATTCTTCTAAGGTTTCCTCAACGGGGGTTTCAGCCACCTCCTCACCCAAGATTTCAAATCCATTCTTTAGAAAAATATTACGCAGGTCCTCGGAGACATCGTATTCTTTGTTTCCAAGATACGCCCTTCCAAGAATAACCTTAGTCCCGCCGGTAATATTCTTAACTCTCATTTACTTCACCTCAAAGCAAACCAAATGCCCTAACCCTTACACCCTGTAAGTCGCCGGAACCCTCGGAACCACTAGCACTAACAACAATAGTGAACTTAGAACCGTCCGTATTATCGCTAGCATCAGCATTTCCGTAAAGTCCAGCGTCGGTGCATTCAGCAACGGCTAACTGAGTTACCTCGGTTTGACCTGTAACCATAACTGCCAAAACACGAGAAAGACCCAAATCCGAAGCGTCAATTGCTTCTCCACCAGCAGTATAAGAGGTAATGTCAATAATTGCATCCACCACATATTCTGCTCCCATAGCACGGGGGCCAGCAAAACCTAAATGGTCTGCTAAAATTGTTACAGTATGAGCCATTCAAAACACCTCATTGAAGGTCAATGATTTTACCCTGTCCTCGGAAGTAGGTGCAGACAGTCTCGGCAACGGTTCGGTAAAGACCTCGGTGGCCCAACTTTCCATGACCGAAAACATCAGCGTTAATACCGCCTTCAAAGTATTCCGTAGGCTTAAGCGTGCAAAGGAACAGGTGGTCCGTATCAAGAATTAACATATCCGAAACACCCGAGCCACTGTTTGGCATATCCTTAACAGGAATAATTGGGACATCGTGATAGGTAGCAACACGGAAACCGACTTCTCTACCTTCAACACCCTTAATACCGTTGTGGGATGGCGTCACTTCCGTTCTACCCATGAAACGCTCCTGTGCTTGAAGCAATTCACCGAGGGTTTGAATGGTATCGTAGCCCGTCAAAATAACCTTTGGTTCAGCACCACGAGCCTTCAAATTACGAAGGGCCGTGTTAAGCAGGTTAACCGTAAGGTTTCTGTCCGTTCCCGAGTTAGTATCAACATAGGATTCCAAGTGAGGGTCGGAGCCGGAACTTCTCGTAGCACCATAAAGGTCTAAAGCGTTAGTAAAGATTTCACCGGAATCGTCCAATTCGTCAAAGTTAGAAACAATCTTATACAACGAAGTAAGGTTTCTGTCTCGCTCTGCATCGGAAAGACTGGAATGTTGCAGACCATCTTGGTTAGAAGTAAGGTCAAGCAAAATTTGTCGGTTCATAACTTCAGCGTGAGTAATACCAACCTCTTCACGGTAATTGGAAATAAGGTCGCCAATACCGTCATCAAGACCAGCCATCATTTGTGCAATCTCCGAAATCTCAAAAGTGTGAGCGATAGTCTTAGGCGTTACACTCAGCACATCGTATTCGGGCTTAACATTCGTGATGTCCGAAAGTGCGGCATTTTCAGCAGTTCCACCGAGTTTGTCGGGGTTAGCAGAAAAAGTATCTGCACCGCCACCAACAGCACGCTCCTTAAGAATTCTCCAACCGCTAGACTTCCAAGGCTTCTTGGGAAGAATAGACAAAGCGTTGATTTCACGGTTAATCATGGACCAAACCTTCTGACCGTAAATCAAGTTGTAGAGAGCAGGGGTGCTACCAGCAGTTGCCGAAAAGTGTTCACCGACAATGCCGGAAGTAATACCTTCCGATTTCATAAGGTTATCGCTACCCAATCCATAGGTTGCTCGCTCCAAGTCTCCAATAGTCTTAAAATATCCACTCATTTTAAATACCTCCCTCGTGCTTTGAGAAAAGACCATGAATCTCTTCCCAAGTCATCTCGCTAACACGGGAAAAATCTTCGCTAAGTTGGCGAGTCGTTTCTTCAACAGACTGTGCCTTAGCGATTTCGTTGTTTTCCAAACTCTTCTTAAGGGTAGAAAGTTCCTCTCGGAGTTGGGAAAGTTCGTTCTGTGCGTTAAACTTGGACTTGGCAATTTCAGCCTTCTCAATCTCAAGTTCTCGCTGATAGCGGGCTTCAAAGTCATTCTTAATTAACTCGTAGGCTCGCTCCTCTTCCTTTTCTGCACGGAAATGCTCGTAAGCCTTTTCAATGTTAGAAGGGGAGAGGTCAAGAGTGTCAACACCCTTTCTTTCCATGTATTCAAGGGCTTCCTTGTCCTCGCCATAGTCGCCCATTTCCACTTCTTCCATGTTGGCGTCATCCAACATTTCCATTTCCATTTCATCCTTAGAACCGCCTCGGAGTTCTTTCATCTCCTCGTCGCCTCCGGCTTCTTCCATCTTATCCTCTTCTTCTTCCTTGAGAAGAACAGTATTTTTCAGTTCTGCCATAACATCATTAAATTCGGCCAACGCCTTTTCAATTTCACTCATTTTTTTATCCTCCTTAATTATATTAAATTTGGCTTCGGGATTAATCCCTTCTTCACAAATAGTGATTTCATGCAATTCTAGTTTGTCAATTTCTTTATAACTTCCGATGTCGGGGTCATATTTATTGGCCTTATTAATTGCCTGTCCTCCAATTGAGAAGGAACGAAGTTTTCCACGACGAACATCCCTCGCTACTTCCTTTGCCTTCTCAATATCATTTCTTAACTTAATCACTACAAAAAAACCTGTATCATCTACGCCTGTTTTTAGGACTTTTCCTTTGGAATCTGTATAACTGTCAAGGACTTCACCCACTTGCACATTGGAGTGGGTAATCATCACATTTCGGAAGCGGTCATTTTTCATAAAACCGTCTGCCGCTTCACGGATAGCATTAAGGGTGATTTTGTCGTTTTGCTTGTCCACCACATCAACCGAAGCGTAGCCAGCAATAACGCAATCCTTGTTTTCCTTAAGAATAACAAATTCCCCACCGTCGGTAGGGTCGTTGCCAAACATTGGAGTTTCCAACTGCATAGTAAATAGTAGGTTAATAGACTATATAAATATTTCTTGAAATTTTGTAATAAATCTCACATTTTAATATATTTATCTGCCCTAGCATCATTTAACCCATCATCGGAACTTTCCGGTGTGGGTTCGGTTTCATATCCCGTCCAAGCCAACCACATTTTTTCATCCTTTACGGGAAGGTATCTAATGTGCAGTTTAGACTGAACATCCTTTCCGTTGAGAATATACTCGTGATAACCATGTCGTTGTGCGCCTAACATGAGATTACCCTTATCAATCATCATGTCGTCTTGAATTGTAGAAACTAACTCAACGGGATATTTACCTGCCTCGCCCAAAAAGTCATAGATATTATCTTTAGATTCAATGTCCACGGCCCAATTATTCTCAAAGTCCTCGTGCTTAATCGTAAAGTAAATTTTTTCATCCTTACCAAGCCACATCATAAACTCGCCTTCCTTTTCCGACATCTTATTCAAGGCATTACCATCGTAAAAAAATCTGTCCTTACCCTTAATGCCGTAGGCGTCCCCGACTTCCATGAGTCGGTTTTTCATAGACCTTATACCGTCTTTATCACCAAATAGTCTACTCATCATATCGGGGTCGTGCTTCATACCTCGCTTAAATAATTCTTGTAGGGACTTACTTCCCTCGTTAATTAAAATATTTTGAACAAAAGCCATGAACCTACCACTGTCTTTCCCGTAGGCTCTTTTGATTTCTTTCTTCCAAACATCCATTTGTGGAAAGGCATTCTTAGACATGAGGTTCTTTTCCTTAAATCCGTGAAAAATTAACCCGTCCATGTTTAATTCCAAATCCATTTTAGCGATACCGTGAACCCCGTCTGTAATGACATAAGACTTCTTTAGTGCTTCAACCTTGTAGTCAGCCAAACTTTTCCTACCATTCTTAGTTAAGAATTCAAGTGTTATTAATTTATCGGACTCCGATACCTCGGGAATTTCGTGAAATTGTGCATTATAGAGACTAAATCCCTTTTTCTCGTTGCCCATAACTTCGTCTACCTTTACACGAATAATTTTACCCTCGTCCACATTTACTTTAGTATTAGTAGTTTTTCCAACCTCGGCGTAAAACTTACCTTCGTATTCTTTTGCTTTGGGAGTTTCTTCATCAACGGGACCTACCCCCACAATGTAAGTGAAAGAATTATTCTTATTTTTTCTCTTTGAAAGAACCAAAACATCCAAATCAATTACCTTCTTCCACTTAATCCACTTGGGATTTTTCTTCTTTCCGATTACATAGGAAGATTTTGAATCTTTAATAACCACGCCTTCCGAGGTAGGATTCTTCATAATTTCCATAGCGTATTCTTCAATTTCTTCGTAGGAGTCAGCCTCACGAGTATTATTTTTGGTGGGGAATAAAACTACCTCATTCGTTAGACCACTAAATTCTCCAATTAGAATTTTAATTCTATCCTCAAATTTTTCCATCGCAACCGATTCTTCGTCGTAGTGCATGATGTCAAACACATGAATTTTAATATCCTCCTCCGACTCAACCTTTTTATTAATATGAGCCAGCGTATCTGCCCTAACGAGAGGCTCGCCATCTTTGTAGAGAACCGCCTCCCCATCAAGAATGAAATCTTTGGTGTCCTTTTCTTTTAGATACTTTACACACTTAGAAAATTTAGAAGTAATATCATTACCATTAAAGGAGTAGATAGTAATTTTTTCCCCCTTTTTGTGAACCTGCACTCTTAAACCGTCGTATTTTTCTTGAATAATATACTCACCGGTCATCCCTTTAATTTCTCGCAAGTCGTCAATTGAAAAAATTCTATACATTGGTTTATTGGGTTCAATAAATTCCCTCTTCTCTTCCTTGATTAAAACGGGCTTTGACATACAGGCGTTGTATAACTCCCTTGCCCTGCTTTCCTTAACATCAAGTGTTTTATCGGAATATAAAATTTCTGTTTCTAAGTCGGGAAACATTTCTTGATATACGGGGTCCTTTAATAGATTTCTCATCTCAATGACGAGTTCTTCCCATTCGTAATCGTATGCTTTGGGGTTTTCAACAGCAGTTAAATAGGTAGCCTTAATCCTATTCGTAAGAGAGGTCCTATTCTTAGAAATAGAAAAAAAATCAACGGTCATTTCTAACCCCCCTATGCTTCATCGGAGGGAACAAATGCGGCTTCTTCGGAAACTCGGAGAGTGTGTTTTGCTCGTCGTAGTTTTTCCAAAGCGGTTTCTAATGCGGCGACCAAATCCTTATCTTGGGAATCCTCGGGTAAATCTGCATCCTCAGTTCGGGGTTCACCTCTTTCTTCCTCGGTGCTTTTGTAAAACATATGTTCGGGTAAGAGTTTGTAATCTCTACTCTTTTTAACTTCTTGAACTGAGCCGGGGATTGCTTTAGCGGCCAAGTTTTCAACATTCACCGGTTGTGGTTTAACCTGCTTGTAGGGGCGTTCTTCTCCAGTTTCAGCGGCAATTCCCAATGCGTTGCTAATGATGCTTTCTAACTCAACTAGTCGGCTTAACAGCATTTTACTATCTCTCAAATCTTGCGTCGGTTCCTCGTCTACCATACTCATAGTGTTCCCTCCAATTTCCCTACTAAGGCGTTTAATTCTTCCCAATCCATTTTAGCGATATTATCGCCTGATGGGACAGGACTAGCAACAGCCATAGACGGGCGTGGTGTGTGAACAACCATACCCGACTTCATTAAATTCATATTTGCATCCCGAACCTGCGATTCAAGACTCTCAATTCTAGTAATTAACATTTTGATAATTTCTACTACTTCTTCCATTATTCTTCCTCTCCGTATACCATTCCGTATATTTCTTGATAAAGTTTTTCGTATCGCTTACGAAGGTGGGCTAGTTTCTTGATGAGTTTAAGGTTTTCTTCATCCATCCCCTCTAACTCTTCCTCCTCGGATGAATCCACTACATCAGCCAATGTATTTATAAGTTTTGTTAACTTAAGGTATTCTTCACCAAAAAATTCTGTCGGCTCGGCGTCCTGTAAGAAAGTTTTGACACGGCGGCGTTCATCCTCGGGTAGGTCTGCAATTTCCATTTTGTTAAAGAAAGAATCATCTTCTTCTAAACTAGCATAGTCCCTATCTAACTGAACCTGCTTAAATGCGTTAGCACTAGCCTTTTTCAATATGGCTTTAAAAATTAACTCTCCGTAGGTTGGGCTTCCGGGCCTTTGTGAAACCCTTTCTTCAAGTTCCTCCTCTAAAGGACTGTTCACAGAAAATAGCGGGGCGGCTAATTTATCAAGGGTATATTTACCCTTCAAATATTTACCGACGCTATCAATAACTTCCCTGCTGGGGACTCTACCAATTGGAACTCTGTTGGCGATTTCTTTCTTAATGGTAGGCCATTCCTTTTGAAATTTCTCAAATTGTCCTTCTTCCCCTACTGGTGTAAGGGCGTCCTTAAGTCTGTCGGAACTAGTTCTTTTTGCGTCTAAAACAGCGTCAGCAGTGTTGGACAAACCTCTTAGTAAATTTTTTCTTTCCTGCACATTTCTTTTGGGTATGTTAATGTCAATTGGTAGAACATCAATAATCTCATCGTAAAGTTCACGAAGTTCTTTAGTGAAGCGGTTCCCATTTAAAGCGTTATCAAGCCTACTCATAACAACCCTAACAATGTTTCCCTTTCTTGAATAAATCCCACTAATGGACCTAAGACCGTCGTGAGGGTCTGCTTCAAGTTGTTCGCCCAATTCGGCGGTGTCAGGTATAAATGAGACATATTTAGCGGAAGTTCCTAAGTTAATAAAGAACCTACGAGTATTTCCCTGTCCGAGTGTCTGCACGGATTCCTCCCCTGTTTCTTCATCCTTTACTAATTTTTTCTTAGTGTAAGATTGTTTTTGTGAGTTAACCCTAAAGTATGGCAATAACCTATCCACTAAAGCATCAGCACTAATAGTCTCAATTGGTTTAGGGATGTTCCTAATAAAATTAGCAATATCCTCAGTAATTAAACTGCCGTCATAGGCCTCATTCTTTTGAAACTTTACTGCTTGGTCCATGATTTGGTTCATTTCTGCATTACTAACAGGACCCTTAGTTTCATAAATGTATTGTTTGAGGCCAAAAATCGGATTTAAGAAACTCATTTAATCGCCTCAAACTTGCTTCCACTTCTTACTCATTTTTGGACCACCTTGAACAAAGTTGGGAATTTGAGGATTCTTTTCCCACTTTTCCGGTGGTGCTTCGGGAACTCCCATAGATAAATCTTTATGTTTCTTTTTAATCTCTTCTTTCTTAGCATCTAATTTTTTTCTAATGTTATCATTCATTGTTATTTCCTCCTTCTCTTCTTTTAATTCTTCTAATGTTTAAACTTCGGTTTTCTATTTCTTGCTGAGGTTTATAATCAAATCCTCCGCCGCCATAGTCAGCACCCAAACGGGCCTGTTCTAGGTGAATTTCGTATAGTTCCTCCCTGTTTGTATCAACTAACTGTTGCAATAAGTCAAAAGAAGTAATTCTTTGCTGGCCTGTCTCGTTATAAAATTTTACCAACCCTTCAATTGCGTATTGAAACGCCTTATCCTTTACAGAAGGCAAAACGTCCGCCTCTACTATCGTCGTTACACTGTCGGGGAGTTCTATTTCTATATTACTTTGAATAAAATCACGCGCCTCCTCAGAACTTTTAATATTGTTTTTATTTAAAAGACCGGAAGCGACCTTTGCTAAATTATTAACTTTGACATCATACCCCCCTACATCCATAATATTTTCGGGGAAATTGAATGCAGCGTTTATAAATTCCCCTGTCTCGTCATCACCAACTAAGGTGCTAAAACTTTGTTTAACATCCAATGAGGGCAAATGAGTAGAGGCAACTTCTCGTCCCCGTTCGTCTGTAAAACCACCAAGAATAGTTTGTTTAACATTAGGGGGGAGAAGTGGGGTTCCAATTTTACCCCCCTGTAACCCTACTCCCCCCAAGACATTAGATAAAGAGTCTACATTGTAGCCTCCTGTTGCTGGTCCTCTAGTCCTTTCCGTTTCAGGAATAGTTAAATTTACACACATAGAGGGCTCGTGGTTAACCTTAACTTTATTTTCCGGTGATAAATAAACGGCTGATTCCCACCCCTCTAACGGTGCATTTTCGGGAACCATTTCAAGCATTAAGTTTCCTAAACAGGCCGAGCCTTTAGTGTCCGCATAACCGTATTCATCCCTTGTCGCCGCTACTCCAGCCTTTCTATCGTCTACACTTATGTATATTGTCGCGTTTCCTTCAACAACGATATAATATAAACCTCTTCTACTACCAGTTAGGGAATCATATGCAAAGGGCCTAACTTCAATGGCTTTACCCCCTAATATTCTAAGATAGGAATTAATAGCCCCCCTAACCATAGCATTAGATAGTTCCGTGGGATTTCTTTCCGAATACCCCGGACTTCCACTTTGGAAATCTTCGGCAACTAAAATCCTCTTGAAAACTTTGGACATTTCTAAGTAAAAATCTGTTGGCGAGTTAATGTCAATTTCAAATGTTTTAGTTTGTTCCCTATAACGAGATACGCCCGCTATTGCTTTTTCTAACTTTAAATTTCTAATTAAATTTAATGACATAATATTTTCTCTTTCGTGGGTAAATAGGAAATCAACTCTAATAACTCTATATTCTTCGCTGACGGCCACATCATAATTATAAAGCACGGAAATAATAAATTTATTACCGGAAATTTTTTCGTATTCTACATTAAGACGCCCATCATCATACCCATACCTTTTAAATAAATCTCGTATGGGTTCTTCTAGTATTCTATTAAACCCATAAGGTTCCGTAGTTCCCACTACGAGGTGTTCACTTACTAGTTCTCTCGGAGTTTTATTTTCCCATTGGTTAGTATAATTATTAAAAGCATCACTCGTAAAAATTAGGCCCATCGCTACATTTCGTTCAAGATTGTCCCGAGTTTTTTGATTATCTATAATATCGTCAATACTTTCAATTTGTCTTGCTACTGCTGGGCTTAAAGGCGTATTAGAAGGAACCTTATAAACCACATCATCGGATTGTTCCAAAAACTCTTTCGGGTTTGTAAGGGCTAACTCAAACTGTCTAATTTTTTCGGGTATAGATTTGTTAAACTGGTAGCCGACTTGCCTACCCTCGGAGGTATAGAAACCGGGCAACGCTGAAGAAACGGCAGTGTTCAACATAGTAGAAACTTCCCTTGAAATAACTTGTGATTTCAACCTCGCTAGTGTTAGGGGGCGGGTATAAGACTTCGTTTCAAAATAAAGAGCCATCGCCTTCAAAAAATTATCTCTCATGGTAAATAAATTTTTTTCGTCAAGGGCTCTTACATTCATAGTATCAATAGACTCTACCGCATCTATAATAGGGTCCAAAAATCTATTCAAACGAAGTAAATTGGTTTCTTTATTTTGCTCTGTTAGGTCGCTATATTCAAATGAAGTGCTGTCCGTGGAAACGCCCCTAAATAACTCTCTACTTCCCCTACGATTAATAATGGAGCGAATTTTTTTCATTATATTTTTTGAGGCTTTAGGGGTAAAGTAAGTTTCAAACCCCTCAGTAAAGGAACTAGGAAACTGAGTATTAATTGCCTTATTATATTCGTCTATTAACGATTGGTTGTCATATTCAATGCTAAAAAAGGTTTCTTTAAACATAAAAGAAAATCTTTTTATTTCGTCGTATCCACGGCTTTCATCTAAAATTTTTTCACGAATATATTGTGCCACCGCTAAAACAGTATTGGTATAATCCGCTTGAACTTTGTTAGAATCATACGCATCAATATTTTTTTCTGTGATATTTTTACTAATACCCCGGCTATTACTAGTGGTGCTAAAACCCATTTGTTTTAACTCTTTAATTGGGTGATAAATAACCGATTGCATGAAAAACTTATCAATTGTAAAATCGTTTGCCCCCGAGAATGTCACAAATAATTTTTCGTTGCGTTTAGTTTCCCTTCCCATAAGGATGTTATAATCTACTGGGTCAATAGTATAAAATAAAATATTATTTCTACCTTTATCCCCAATACCCAATCTAGGGGCATATTGTGGTTTAAAAATAGCCTCCTCCTTATTTGGGTAATCATGTTCACTTATAACATAAATTTGGTACTTATCTAACAAGGCCCTAGCCTCTTCCTCGCTCATCAAACCCTGTGCTTTCTTAATCATCATGGAATCCTCCTTTCTGTTCGGCTGTCCACATTGTTATTTCCTGCTTCTTTTGGTAGACCACTAAATCTCTTCGGAGGACCCCTCTCCATAGAAGTTTCTCCCGCCACCTGCGCTTTGGTGTTTCCGGTCATTAATGCCTGTTCTTGAAGTTGTCCTAATTGGGATTGGTCAATGTTTGTTCCCGCATAGGGGTCAGTTTCTATCATCTTACCATCGGATTCAACATCAACATCAACCAATTCCTTAGCGGGGTATTTCTTGAAAACAAAGTCCCCGTCCTCGTTCATATCAACCTCAAACCCTAGATTCTTCATTTGAATAGCAAGTTGTAGTTCCATTTCTCTTCGGCGGATATTAGCAATTTCATCCTCTTCCTCACTACGGAGAAGTTGAACCTTCCAATCAGTAATACCAAACTGCTTCATTAAGAACGGAAACATATACTTGTTATAAACATTTTGCGCCTTTTCAACAGCACGATTGGTTACAAGAATTTGCATACCCTCGTTATTAAGACCACCACCAGTAGTGGTATCGCCGGTAAAAATATTACTAACCCCATAAAAGGAAGAAATCCTCGTTCGCAAGTCATCCTTTACATTGATGTAATCCATTTCCTTAATGGTGTTTGTGAACGGAACCCATTCAACCGAGCCTCGTGAACCGCCCTCAGTTTCAATACCCATAATAGGGGTGTAGTGGGGGTCTCTTTCTAACTTTTCCTTCACGCCTTTCCAATACTTAACTAAAGATTCCATGTTATTTGTCTGCACCGCTAGAATACCTCTTGGGGTTCTAGCCTTAGTATACAGGGTGCTGATATAATTCTCCATAGCCGTTAAGGTAAAAATGTGATTAAATAGTGTGATGACGGGAGGGTGTCCGTAAAGCCGGGAGGGAGAATATTTACTAAAATGAACAACCTCCCCCACGATGTAGTTTTGTTCTTGGTTTCCGGACTTATTAACGAATTCAATTGGGTGCAAGGAGCAATTACAAATACCGCATTTATCGTATTTATCCTCACTCACAAAATCTCTATGGGTAATGCAGGTGTAGCGGGATTGTCCTCGGTCCCCATCCTCGTCTACTTCAATGTGAAGAACTGTGGGGTCTCCTCGGTAAATCTCGTTAACCTTTGACATAATGATTTCACCGTTCTTATCCAAGTAATAGTCCTTTACTAAGATTAAATAAGCGTCGTCAATAATATTCATATCGGTTTCTAACTCCTTCAAAACATCAATAAACATTTGGTGTGAAGAATTAACATACCCCTCAAAGAAGTCATGTGCGTATAGTTTTTGTGTGAGGTCCGGTCTTTTCAATTCTGTGGAACCACAATTGGAACATTCGTCTACTTCTTTGTGGTGTTCATATCCGCAGTTCCCGCACTTCAAATCAAAAGCCTTTACCCATTCGTAGCCTCGGCGGAAAATTTCAGTTTTTAATTGAACAAGACAGGTCCTTACAACAGTTGAATTTTGAGCCATTTGGTAAAGATACTTACCAGCGTAGTGTTGTGGTTGTCGGCGTTCTTGAATACCCATGTTATAGACTTCATCATTCACGGGCGTAGGAGTCCTTCTACGAACCAAATTTCTAAGACTGTCTCTTAAACCCATAATCAATCCTCCTTAGAAATAGTGTCGCCGCCGGTCATATATTCCCAACGGGAGTTCTCTCTGTATTTGATAATATCCTCTTCTTGTATATTATACTTTTGGAGTTCCACCTTATTGGCGGCATCCTTCCAGTTTTCCCACTTAATCAGTCTAAAAATTTCTTCAAGACGGGGTTTGGCCCATTCTTCCTTTGCGAAGTTTTGCTTAATCATAATCGCCTCTTGTATTAACTTACCCTGCACCTTCTTCATTCGGAGGTGAGGAATGGTCTTATCCAAAAGTTTAGAGATGTCTCCTTGGCTGTAAAAATTCAACCGGTGCTGACTTCGGTTGTTCTCGCCCACCTTTTGGTCAAGATGTAGGCGGCCAATTTTTAATTGGTTTTCCATCTCCTTGAAAAAAGCCTTGCCTCGGTCCCCCGTAGCAATCATTCCCACACGGGGAGCGTATTTTGAATCCATTGTGATATAGCCGTCCGAATCAATAAAGCCCGCTACATAAGAGTAAAGGTCTTTTTTAATGGCATCACTAAAGATGTAATACTCACCGTTAACATTAATTGCTTTAACCTTCTTTAACATTTTTGAAATCGTTTGGGGGGTGGTGGACCGATGATAGGAAGAGGGCAACATTGAATGAATGGTGTTGCTAGTAATTCCGGGGTTATTACAAATAGTCTTTACTAGTATGTCCTCCAAAACCTCTTGACGGGGCTTTCTAATTGATTGGTGAGAAATACCCTTTAGGATTTCTTTCACTGCTTTCTTGGAAGACTTGAATTTAATTACTGCGGAGTTGTAATCCTCCCCGTAGTCTAGCGAGGACTTTTCAATATCCGCCTCCCACATCTTCACTAGGTTGTCAATAATAGTTTGTCTTGTTTCTCCATCCTTGATGTGGTAGAGTTTCTTCATCATTCTAATGTCCGGCGTGAGCATTCTAACAGATTTCTTAAACGGACGAAGCCAATAAATGGAGTCCAGCGAGTTATCCAAATGCTCAGTATATGCCTTAATCAAATGGTTAATTGTTGAGGCCATCTTCTCACGGGTTTTACCCTTGAGGGTTCTTCTCATGTGGCGGAGTTCTTTCACTACTTCGGGAATGGTTTTTTCTTCAATAAGGAGTTCCTCGGGCATCTTAGCAAGGTATTCTCTTGCCTCCGTGAAGTTAATTTTTAGGTTGTTGGAAATGTCCTTAATAACTTCGGTTTCGTCGTGACATTGATATTGTAGCCATGATGCCATAAATTTATCTCCATCGGCCACTGCGCGAACACTTTCTTCTTTTTCATCCTTCACCCTCTTGGCCTCTTCAAGTTCTTCAAGTTTAGTTCTCAATTCTTCTGTATTGATTTCTTCCTTACTAATAATTAATACCAAAAATTCCACCTCCTAGATTCATGGTCGGACCGCTAGTGGCAAAAATACCTGAGTCCTCAATTTCAATAAATGTGTCTGTAAATGTTTTTGTAGCGTAATTAGCCAACGCCAAAGCAATAACGGTGTCGTCGTGTGCGCCCAGCCCTTCGATTCTTCCGTTGTTTCCAATACCGAAAGCCTCTAGTTCTTGCACGATGATATTAGAAACCTTTCTGTCCTCGTCCTTTTGATACGGCAGGAAAATTTTATTGTTCTCAAAATTCATCTGCAAGTTAAGAATGATTTCTTCTTTCTTCTTCCTACTCATAGTGAACTCCTTTACGGGAAAGTCGGAAATATCTCGCAGTTCCATAGCGAAAGACTTAGCGAAGGTGTTCGTTTCAATCATTACGATTTCAGGTGAGAATCTTTGGCATAGGTCGGTAATGCGGGTAATGTGTGAACGGAAGTCCATGTTCTTTTCCCGAACCATGTGAACGACCTTTTTGTTTAACTCCTCGTCCACCTCAAGAACAATCATAACGGTGTAGTCTCCGTTAATGCTCATAGATGGGTCGTAGCCTATGTAGTATTTGAATGCTTCGTTGTTTCCGTAGTATTGTAGGGAAGAAGTGCGGTCTTTTGCTTTCTCCACATGCTCTTTTCCAAACAACATTGTGTTAGAAGAAATAGGAATGCAAAGGTATTCTCTTGTGAACTTGGAAGAACCAATTTCTCTTCTGCGTCGGTCCAGCGAATCAATATCCCAACGGGAGGGCCAAAGTGCTTCACCTGCTTGATTGATGGCGGGATAACGCTTCACATCATACTCGGTGTTTTCCTCTAATTCAGCGAATATATCCGTGTAGGTGAAGGGCGTTCCAATCATTCTCAAAGAGGAGGTGTGGTGAAGGGTAGGAATCATATCTCCCCAAAACCAATCTGCTACTCGCTGGATGGCGGTCATAGAGAACTCCTTCATCGGGTCGTCAATGATAATTTCATCGGGGTGGAGTCCACGGATTTGAGAACCAACCGACCTTTCAACGATGCGGTTCCCATTGGTTAATTCCATTCGGCCAACGGCCCAACCCTGTTTAGGTTTGAACTTCTTCAAGGCGGGAATGGTAGAAAACATTCTGTCAATGTCCTTCATGTGAACCATTGTTTGTTTTTGGTTAGAGGAAATGTAGATAATTTCGTATGGGGGTTCTTGGAAACACAATTGGAACACGCACCACGAATGGAAGAAAACTGATTTACCGTGGTCCCGTGAACAAATTGTAACGGTGCGTTGGGTGGATTTAACACGCTCTAGCCATTCCCTGTGGAAGGGGGCCATTTCAAAACCTAGAACCTTAGTGAAGAAATATTCAAAGTTGCCTTTGGAGGCTTTCATATCCATCTCTGTTAGTAGGTCCATTATTCTTCCTCCTGTTGGTGTTCGGGTGAGAAATATGTTGGTGAACCTTTATCACGAATAAGCCGACTATACATTTTATTATGCCATTTATATAATTCAATATCTCCTTCCTTTTCAAATCTACCTTTCATCATAGCGTGATATTTTCGTTTATTGTTTTTATCCATATTTAAATATTCTTCCTTTGTATATTCTTTACCTGTAAAGGATTCTCCACCATATTTAGGCGAAGGAAAAGTAGGAAGGTTTATGTTATAGTGTAATCTTTGATACATTCTGTTATGGAAGTTAGTGTCTTTATACTGGGCCATACCTGCATGATACCTTGCTTTTTGTTTATTAGTTAAATCATTATAGGCTTCTAATGATAATTCTACATAAGGGTCTAATTTTCCCGTAGGGGTAGTTTTATATTTTGTTTGTCTTCTATTATCTCCTTCTAACTCTTGAGAATAATAATCATTACATTCCTTTTTTCCCAATTCAAGGCATCTCCTTAATCTTTGTGCTTGCCTATTGTGAAAGGCCCTCATGTCTTGGTAATATTTCATTTCTTGATAAATTAAGTTTTCTGTGTCTGTTAGTTCTACGCTATGATTAGTCCGTAAAGCCCTTAACCTGTAATCATATCCGTTTGCTTGGTTATTATGCCATAACATTCTTCCCTCTAAAGAAGCCGCTTCATATTGTGCTTCGTTTCTAATATCCGGGCCTCTGTATGGTTTAGGCATTTTCAAAACCTCCCAAGCCTTTTTCATAGCCATATCAATATTCTTACTAATTAACCGGCGAGGCTTCTCTCCCTCAATGGTTTCTCTAACCTCGTCTTGAATACTTTCCGGTAAGGACTCCACCGGAGGGTCTATTTTCCAGCCCTCCGACTGAATTAACTTAATCCAACTCTCCGAGAAATTACTAGCCATACCAATAGCAGGAGTATTCTTAATAATCGCAGAATCTCTTTTCTGCCACAACGAGCGAGACAAACCCATTCCCCGATACATTGGAACCACCTTAATTCCAGTGGTGAGATATAATTTATGCTCCGGTAAATATTTCCACCCCACCCGACCAACAGGTAGGGGTTCTCCTCCAAGTGGGTTTGCTCGGTCAAACATAATAAAATAACCATCAGCGTCTTGTCCCGTCAACGGGGGAAAGAAATCCGTCATTTCTGCTCTAGTTTTCCTACCGGGATTAACCTTCCTAAACAGACTAACCATTTCTTCTTCGGAATAAATTTTATCATCAATGTAGGTATCGGGACTAACCGGACGACCTTCATCATCCGTTCTCAAGGGGAGATAGTTCCCCTTAGCGTCAGTTCCCAATTCCTTCTTCAACGGAATAGCCCCCTAACCTTGTAAATAACTGCCCTGCTAACTCCCAACTGAACAGATAACTCGTCAAAAGTTTTACCCGGAGAGTTAAGAATGGTTTCCATATCTTGAGCGTAGAGGTCCACCCTGTCCTCCTTTCTAATTAAATCCGATACCGTGATAACATCTTCAATGTTAGCCAAGTCCAAGTGCGCTCGGTATACTGAGATACCGTTAGATTGCCGCATGATGTCTACGGCCTTCAACAGGGAGTTTTCAATATCGGTAGAATCGTTAGTGTTGAGAATATCACGAAGGAAATTCCCTGTAATCTTTCTCTTGATACTCTTCACGAGAGCGGCTTCGTCGTCGTTTAGAGTTTGTAAAAAGTCCTCGTTTTCTAACTCGGGCAGGATATTAATATGCGAGTCTACAATTTCACTATTAGCGTATTCTTGGATTTGCTTACCAGCAAAAACAAACTCCGTTAGTCTTTCCCTGCCCTGCATGGCAGAAAACTCGTAGATAATTCTACCCAAAGAGTCTGTAATTTCTTTTTGTAGGCGGGTTTTGTCTGCTCTGTTAGACTCCAGCGAGAGGTTTAACAGGAGGAACGGCTGAATGGTATTTTCTGCTTGCTTAATTAGTTCTCCAATACGGGCCGTGGAACCCTTTCTTAGTCTACCGAAAAGATTGTTGAGAGCCCTTAATTCCTCTTCATCAATTGCTGTGAACGGGAAACGAGCAACCTGTCTTGATAGGGCAGTTCCCCTTTTATTCTTAGAAGAGGCGTAGGCGGACTTAAACGAAACATAATTACCCTTAGTGGTGAACTCGGGATAGTCCTTATTGAAGAAATATCTAAAGTCAATATCTTCAACAAATAGTTTATAGATTAAATCTAACAATGGGTCAAGTCCAATATTACTCTCAAGCGAAGCAAGAGAACCGGGCATACTTGGGTATCTAGCACCTAAAGCCCCCCTTTGTCCACTACCAGCAGAAGAAGGTCCACCCTCGGCCTTTGGAACATTTTGAATGAATCGTTTCTTTTTTCCGGAAACCATATTTTTATTGATAACCCCTAAAAGGGTTTCTACCGCATCATTCATATTTCCGACCAAAGTAGAATAACCGACCTCGGCTGGTTCCTGTTTAAGTTCAAAAATAATTTGGTGGGTAATATTTTCATCGGCGTCAAGGGCTTCCTGCTGTGCCTGTAATCGGGCAAAGTCGGGCATAGTGCCGACTTCTCCCTCTTCTTCTCCAGTGATGGGAACCACCTTTATGGTGTAATAAGTAAAAGTGTAGCCGCCAGCAATAGGGATTTTATTCATCTCCGTGATGTGATTATCGAGCATCGGTAAGAAGTATTTCTCTTTCTTGTCAACCAGTGAGACATAATCATTGATGGCCTCCTCTACCGCATCAGCCAAATAACCAAGAGCGGTGGGGCTTAAATTATTATACTCCTGAGGAAGGTATGATAAAATTTTATTTTTAAGTTCAGCAATTGTCTCTCCCTCCGGACCCAAATAAATAATACCCTCATCGGTCAAGTTTAAAAAGGTAAGGGGGTCCAAAGATTCCATAACCATTTCTATATCATCAATGTTGTCTTTTACTTTAACATCAATATATCCTGTGCGACCGGTTTCTTCTCCTACCTGTCCATCAGCACTAGCGGCCCTATCGGTATCGGAAGAAATGGTAAAATCTTCCCTGAAAAATGATTGGTATTCTTGACTAGGGGTCATTCCCATGTTGCCCATTAGAATTTCGTTTGCCATTCTCATAAGCCCAAATCTTCCACCCTCTTGCTCAAAATTAGCATCAGTGTGCTGAATCACGATACAGGGGATTTTGACCTTTTTAAATATTGAATTAAATTCACTTGCTACCTCATCAGTCAAAGAAACATTTAGTGGCTTTATGTTCATAAACGCGTTGTAGTATTTTTCCCAATATTCATAGACTTCATTCTTTCCCCGAAGAGATTTAATATCTCTAATGGTAATCTTTTCAGCCAATTGCTTAAATTGGTTTTCTCTAACGGGAATTTCTTCTTCCCCACCAAGAAAATTTCTAATCCTTTCAAAGAGGGCTTCAACCAACGGGTTAAGTTCCGCTAAGTCGTTTGCTTCTGCTTCCCTCAGTTGGTATGATGCAGGCATATTGTTAATTTCCTGCGAGCCATTAACTAAATCGTAAATCATTTTACCCCGTTCGTAGAAATTACCACTTTCGGTTCCACCCTCTCCAACGGTGTAAGTAGCGGTTCTTGGGAAGTCCGCAAGTTCAACAAATTCAATTCCGTGAATTAAAGCACCCACGGAGTTGTAGTAGGCAACGGTGTTAAAACCACCCTCTTCTTCAATAAGTTGGTTCGGGTCGTTAGAACCCCTAACCTCATCTGCTAGACTATTACCGGAGAGTTCTTCAATATCACCCTCTCCAAAATTCATCGTTCTACTTTCTTCCTCACTAGGGTATTCTTCATACATTTTAATCCCTCTCTATAATATCTAACTCTTCCAAGAATTCCAAAGCCGACATCCCGCCTACCGACTTAAAGGACATCCCCGGACGATTATAAATAATCTCTAACACATCATTAAACTCGCCAACCATTCCTCTTCTTAAAGCCCCCATACCTTCTACTAGCAGGTCATTTAATTGACTTTCTATTTCGTCGGCTTGAGTTTGGAAATCAATGCTTCTAAACGCTGGAACATCGTTTAAATTAAACGAACTGTCAAACAATTGAATAAACCCAACAAGGGAGGGTAAGGCTTGGTCGGGCTGAATCCCCACGGCAAAATTAGGAACAATTTTTCCCCTACGAGGGGAACCCGCTCCGTAGTAGGCCAAAAGTTCCCGCCCACCCGTAGTTCTTCTTTGGCGGGTTAGATTTCTATTCTCCCCCCGACTAACGAAAGCCTCAAGGCGGGTGTTAAATGCGGCTGTATCTCTGTCCCTAACCCATTCTTGGTAGGGTTCATCGGGTTTTTCAAAATCATAAAAGTCCCTAAGCATTTGTCCGGTGGGAACCAAGTCTCCTGCACCGAGCCTAAATTTACCTTCTGTTTGTGTCTCACCCCTACGAGAAACCAAGTTAGCGAACAGATTTAAAAATTGAACCCCATCCTTGTTTGAAGAGGTTCGGAAAAGTCTTCTCACGAAAGTTGTTAACGGGACAATAGCGAGGTCAGCCAAAGAAGCGATTGCTACACTAGTGTTGTTTGTTCGGGAGTTAGCAGAAATAATCAATTCCAAAAAATTCTGTAATTGTTCCTCGCTAGAGAAATTCCTTACATCGGAGGGCGTGATTTCCCTAAGTTCACCGAGGGGTGTTAATTCTTTCCCACCACCCAAGACATCTTTTAGTTCGGGTAGGCGACTAGTATCAATTTCTCTAAACACCTGTAAAATTTCTACGCTGTCGCCGGTAATTTTTTCTCGGTTGGTGTCGTCCAATAAAGGTAAGGCGTTATCAACCTCCTCATTTGTTTTCACGGTGGAGATAGTATTTTGGTATTCTTCCTCAAGTCCCTGTGCCTTAAAAAAAGTATAAGTATTAAACAGTGGTCTAAAATCCCCATTAATGAATTTATCGTATAGGTCCTGCTTATTATTAGAGAACCAATCTTCCGCCGAACTACCTTCCATTTCGTAAATATCCGACATGGTTTTAGTGGGGGCGTTTGACGGTCCCTCAACACCCAACTTACCTAACTGAATCATTAGAGAGTTTTCTAAGATGTTTTGAAATTGGTCCAATAATTCCCCTACGACCTTTCTTCTTTTTTCTTCCGACATTCTAGGTGTGAAATTTTCAGCGTATTGAATTAATGCTTCCTCTCCCTCGGAAAGAAGAGTTCTAATCTCATCCATCAATTGAGGAGTAAGTTCTTCAAACTCAATGGAATATTCTCTGTTTCTATCCGCACGCCCTAACGCACTACGAAACTTTCGTTGGGCGGACATACCAATCATTGAAGGAGAACAATGAACAATGGAACTGCAACCAATAACGCTGGGAGAGCCTTCTTTAAAATGGCCTTATATTTGGCTTCGTCTGCTTCACTAATTAAGCCCAAATCCTCAGCAAGTTCCACCAAGTCTTCGGTCTCTTCTGCGACCTTTTCAATTTTTTCTTCAATAGTCATAAAACCACCTTAGTTGGCCCTAAGAGGAATCCCATATATAATACTTTTTATTCCTCTTCTCTAACAGGGCCTCTTCTTCCTCTTCTAGGGCGTAATAAATCTCTTCTTCCCCGCATCCTTTCCCTTCTCTCGCTAACTTGTGGTTCTCTTGGGGCGGGTTCTTCGGGTTGTGGTTGTTGAGGTATTTCATCCACGAAATCAGCCATCGTTAAATTATTTCTCGCTAGGATTTCATTTAGGTTAATTCCTTTAATTCTAGCGAGTCTTTCCATATCTGCTAAATTTCTCAATTTACCTTCGACCATCCGATAGCCGGGGTTTGCTTCTTCTAGACTTCTATTGTATTCGGTCGTGGAAACCCTATCCTCATCTTCTTCAATTGATGGAACCCCCAAAGATTCAGTTTTTGCTCGGGATTGGTAAAAATCTTCAATTCTTTTAACCACTTCTTGAAGAAAGTCGTATGGGGTGTTTGCTTCAAAGTCCGTTCCCATTTGTAGTTCTGGTCCGAGGTTGTCGGAAAACACGGCAATAACTTCGTGGGGTTCATCCTCTTCTCCGCTTCCCTTATACTTGATAATAATTGAATGAGTTTCTTCGGTATTTCTGTCCCTCCAAGAGGCATCATATTCAACAAAACCGGGGGTTTTAGAATAACGCTTGATGTTAATTTTTGACGCTTCGGTGGCTCGGTCGCTTACCTTTCGGTATTCCGCTAGAACAACCGGGCGAAGTTCTTGTCTAAACTTTTCATGGTATTCTTCAATACTAGGAATAGTCATCATTTTCCCGTCTTGGGTTCTAATCTTAAGAATAGAAAACCAATTAGACACCCACACCATCCCCTTCCAAGTTTAGACGACGCATTTCTTCCAATTGGTCAAAGATGGCCTCGTATAAATGTCCAAAGTCTCGGTGGTGCATTTCCGGGGAAGCGACCAAAAGAGAGTAGTAGGAATTCATGGGGTCTGCTAGTGGGTTTCCTCTTGCGTCTAGTCTGTCAAATAAATTAGGGTCATTCAGCATACCTTTAATTTTTTCAAAGAGGCGTTCTGCTTTAGGTCGGTCCTCTTTAGAAATATATTGCCTCGCTAGTGAGGTGTTGTGAAAGTGTGTTAACTGACCAATGAGGTGTTCTAAATGACCCAACCGGAGTTTAACAATTTCCCACCACCCCGTCATGCCATCTCCCCCTGTTGAATCATTTTTTGAAATAACACCTCTACACTTTTTGAGAATTTTTTGTAGTCGTCTAGTAAGTCCTTTGCATCGGCTACATCAAACGGGGCTATCGGGTCGTCTGTTGAAGTAGCAAACGATTCCTTAACGATTTCTTCCATCTCGGTAATGTTTTCTCGCAGACGGGCGATAAAATCAACAATAGAGTTCATGCCTCCGGTCATGTCTCTTTTTTTGACAATATCTTCCCAAGACATTTACTTTCCCCCGTTACAAAACATTTTTTTGTTTTAGATTCTTTCTTATCAATTTTTTCCGACTCAGCATCAAACCATTCATCCAAGAGAACACATCTCGTCATTAATTATTCATCCTCACTAATACTATATAAATTGTTCCAAATTTTATGCCTTGAGTAGTTATCCTCCAAGTAGTCAATTACCTCGTCCTTTGAGGGAGCCTTAAACCCTAACCTTTGGGAGAGTTCCATGTATAGCGAGTCAAAAAGAACATTGTCCGGTTGCATTAACTCGTCAACAATTTCTCGCCAGTCAATTTTTAGAATTGTTTCCCACTTCAAGACGAACCGCCCCCCAATTGCTTTCTAGGTTCGGGTAGAGTTTTAATTTCCTCAACTAATGTTTCAAGGAATTCTATTGTGTCGTGTTGTATTTCAGTCTCAATCTCTGTATCAAATTGAGTCAAATCTGGGTTTTTTCCAGCAAAAACTCCGGTAATTGTTGGTCTAAAGTTTGGGTCTGCTCCCTCACCGTTTATAATATCAAATAAAAATAGGGGCAATCCAAAATTGCGCTTGTTTTGTGATACTGAAACTAAAATTTGATAGTAAGCCTCTCTCCGTAAAACCTCTCCTATCCGCTGTTCTCTACCCTGCGGGTCGTTATAAGCATCAAAATCAATTTTTCCGTTGCGGTAGTATTGGTTAGTAAAAATAAAATGTCCTTGCCTAACATCTCCCAGTTCTCCCGATTCTAGTATATCCTCGTAGGTTTCAACGCCCCATCGGGAAATAAAATCAAATAGGCCCTCTTTAAGAGAAGTTAAAACTTTGCTTCCCCTTCTATTATATTCTTTTTTATCATTAATAAATCCTTCAAAAAAATCTCTTGGGTCCTTTTCCGACTTAAGAATTAGTTTCCAGTTCATACTTAAAGCCCCAAGAGTTTTTCCATTTTGATAATAAACCGCTCTTTATTTAGGGGGTAAAACACCCCGTCCCTAAGTTCCACTTGTAAGGAAACCCTTTCGTTGCTTGGGTCAAAGGGTTCTTTGTGAAAAGTAATAGTATTGTTGGGGTAAAAGGATGATGGGTTTTCTCCCGACCCCTTATCCTCTCCGACAATAATTCCTCCCTTATCACTAAGGGTTCTAAGTCTTTGTGTTTCTTCAGGGGTGGCTTGTCCACGACTTACTTTTAGACTAAGTTGCTTATATTCTCTTATTTCTTCGGGGGTAAATTTCAAATTTTCTACCATTCCTAATTGTCGGAATCCGCCGCCTCTTAAGGTGAAATAATTAACGCTAACCTCAATTCTTTCATCCTTCCAAGCCTCAAATGCTTCTAAAAGCATTTCCTTAACGGCCATTTCTCTTTTGTCTAGGAGGTCTACGATATACATGTATGCGTCATATTTTTCCCCCAAGGGTTCTTGCATAAAATCTCTTGCTTTAATAATGTCCCACCAAGTCATGCTAATCTCTCCTACTATTTCTAAAAGCGTTTTCCCAAAAGTTCTGTGATTGAGAATAAGACTGTGCGCTACTAAACATTTGGGGAAGTTCTTCTTTATAGGTTGCTAATTCTTCATCGGTGATATTATTTACGAAGTAATCAAAAACTTCTTGAATTTGTGAATCTGTTATTGAGCGACTTTGATTTATTAGAATATCTCCGCCCTCTTCAAAATATTCACCAATAACAATCCCATTTATTAGAATTTCTCCGTCTTCTTCTACTGTGTTTTTAGCATATTTTGAAAGTTCTCTTTTTGTTATTTTTGCTTCTACTGGCTCTCTAACCTTAATAGTTACAGTGGGAAAGGGGATTTCTTCGGTTGGTTCTACTCTTTTAACACCTATAAAACTAGTCTCGTTATCAAATTCCGGGGGGGTCATTTGTAAATATTCAATAAATTCCCCCAATTGGTTGTTTAACACACTTCTTTTTAATACATCTTCCCAACTCATGCTAATCTCTCCGCTATTGAATCTCGTATCTCGTTCCATACCTGTGGATAACGGTCTATTAAAACCTTTTGGATAACTTCAATTTGTTGCACCACTACGGTTTCCTCCCGCTTGTGAACTAATTGTCCCTTAAACTCCAAAGCGTATTTTAACGACTCTCGGATTTCTTTACTTAATTTAACCAACGAGTCAATCGTCCGGTGGTCTAATTCATCGTTGTCAAAAATAAATTCCTGCACCTTCTGTTGTAGCATTTGAATGTTATTACTCAACATATTAATCTCGTCAATTTCAACCTTTGCTAACTCTAAAGAAGCGGCCTTCTGCACCAACGGCTTAAGGTGCTTTTTCATATGCAATCTAACCGAGTCAACACTACAATCCAAATATTCAGCGACCTCGCTAGGCTTCATAGAACCGGCGGAGAGGGCCGCTTCTAAATCATTTCTGTTTGGGGCCACACAAAACGGACAAGACTCATTAGAATTATCCAAATAATCGCCCAAGTGTTCCTGCATATGTCTACGGGTAGTTCCCGCTTTCCAATCTTCCTCTCGGTCAAGTTCTCCTGCGGTAATATCACCGGAAAGAATGTCTCTTTCTAATTCATCCCGTTGGGGGTGATTACACAACGGACAGGTTTTCAAAACTTTACGCCTCACGGTTCCACCCCATTAAATTTTTCATAATAGTAGTTGCGTCGTGAATTAATTCTGCTTCGTCGGCTGAGGTTAATACTAAACCGATGGGGCCATCTTCAACTCGGTTAGGTCGTTCAAAGGTTTCCATTTCATCCCCCATAACTTCTCTAATGAGTCTGTTTAAAATAATGTTATTTCTAGGAAAATTCAAGGTAATGGATTTAATATTCTCATAATTGGGAAACTCGTCTAAATTACGGGTAATAATTTTTCCCTCGTTTTCCACTAAAACGGTTGCATCGGGACCAATCAATTTCATCATTTCGGGTGTAGTGCCAATGACCTGTTGGCTCATGGCCTCGTTAAGCCTACCTTTGTTTGGCGCACGCCGCTTTCCTGCTTCATAAATACTAGGCATTTCCAATACATTTCTTACAGCCTGTTGAACTTGAGTAATTTTAGCAAGTTGTCCGGTTCTTCTTTTATTAATTTTTACATCCAAGTGTGCGATGGGTGGTGGAATCGGCTCTGTAAGTTTTTTGATGTCCTCAATTAGCGTGCGGAGACTGTTTTTTCTTCCGAAGATAATTCTCCACAGTGGGGGTTTTGCCTCGTTTTTTTTCTTATCTAGAGATACCCACTCCTCCTTTGGTCGGGAAACATTGTAGGCCGAGCCGGATTTTTCTGCTTTATCCTTACGGAAGTTGTAGTAGGCCTCGGTTAGGAAATGCCCCCTAACTTCTCCTCTTTCGGCCTCCCCACTCTCACTATCGTAGGAAATAACCGTGTTAAAAATAATATTTCTTGGGTCGCGGTCCCCGCCCTCTAATCGGTCAAGTTGTCGTAGGAGGCGGTCAAAATCTTCAACCTCGTCTTCCAAAATTAAATTATCCTCTACTAAGTCCTCTAGTTGTTCCCAAACGGCCCCCGCCCCAAAAAACAATCCACCAACGGAACCCTTTCCTTTGGTTTTTCTAGAAACTGAGCCGTGGTTCTGCATTGTGACAAATAAATTTTTAGCGTTTGCACCGCCCGAACCAGCATCGGTTCCACCTGTAATACCGTAGTCGCCGGGGTTCTGCGACCAAAACTGTTCAAACTTATCCATTAAGGCTCGGGCTTCGTCCTGCCTCCAAGAAAAATCACTCGTTTTCGTCATCTTCATCTCCTCCGTAGGTGGTGTTGATGACCGCAGAAGCATCCGAAGAGGAAGTCGTCATGGCCTCCTTTAGTAAAGAGATTACATCTAGCGGGACGCCTAATTTTTTACCCTCGTCAATAAAGGATTTGATAGCGGTGTTCCAATCTTCCCGACTAACATCGGACTTCTTCAAAAAATCTTGCCACTTCATATTACACCATCTCCGCTATTACTATTTATATTCTTTTGTCAATACTCCATAGATTCTAATTCCAAGAGTAGGTTTTTTGCGTCCTTTAGGTAATTGGGTTCCTCCTCTTCCTCTTCTCCCTCGGCAATCATTTCTTTAACCCTTTCTATGACTTCACTTAAGGATTCTGCAAAGGGCATATCCTCGTCAAATTCAACTTCTATACCGGAGGAACGGATGTGGCCCTTCATTTCTTCAAATTTTTCGGGCTGGGGCTCGGTAAATTCATCGGTTTCAACATTATAGTAATTTTCTTGTATGTCCGAGTAATATATATCATCTTGGCCGTCAACGAGTTGGTAATTATAGGCGTCAAATGCGTATTCTCTAAATTCCGGGTCGTCTACCATTTCTTCAAAGGTGAACAACTCTCTTAGTGTTTCGTATCTCATGTCTCTTATTTCGTATGTATTATCATTAAAAAGTCTTCCGTTATAGATACGATAATCCCCAATACCCTGTAAGCCCTCATATTCATATGCTCCTTTATTTTCATTGATAATGTTAACACCGTGTTCATCACAATAAAAACTACTTCCATCGTGGTAATTAACTTGGTGTCCGTAAGGACAACCGATGCCGACGGCTTCAACCGTCCCATGAATACCGTCGCCCTCGTGTATTTCTATTTGGTAGTCTGATTTATCTAGCATCGCTCCGCAGTAGTCGCATTCTTCATGTCCGCCCGGGTCGTTTAACTGGACCCAAATAACTCCCGTTCCGCAATTGCTACAAGTCAAATCCCCCCCACCGACGGAGGCGTGCCAAATTACATCAGGAATCATTTGTTTATCTGCCATTTGCTCAATTTCGGATTCGTCCATTTCGGACAAAGATGAGTATAACATGTAATAAGTAAGCCATCTATCGGCAGGTGATTTTGCATCACCTTGTTCATCGGGGGAGAGACACATATCGTATTCTCCCGACCAATAACTAGCCCTGTTGCTACATTGTGGGGTTAGATTTACAATAATTCTGCTCTCTCCCACATCAAATGCCATCCAATTACCAGATGAATACCTAGAGGTTTCTATTTGACCGGCAGGAACATTTTCCAAAAACCAATTTAGTGCTTTGAAGGAGGCTAAGATGCCTTCTAATTGTTCTCTACTGTAGCCCAAATCTTCTATGTCCGGGTCCTGCTCAAAATCAGTATCATAGAGGTCTATAAATTTTTCTTTATCCATTAAAGTGAAAAACCTATCCACGCTCACTACACGAGTATTAAAAAACTCTCTAGGGTGAAATTTAATTTCGCTGTGCTTATTACTAAAAACAAAGTCCCCATTCCATTCTATGTCTTTAAGTCCATCAATGTGTTCCCTAATAATATCACCGGGGTATTCCGGGTGTCCCCTGTTCTCAAGGGAAGTTATTAGCCTTTCCAAAGTGTCCTTTTGGTTTTTTAAAATCAATTTCCAACTCATTCAAACCACGCCTCCCTTCCAAATATACGGGTCAATAGTTTCTCTAATTCCATGTATGCGGTCGGGTTTGTTTGCCCAACTGCATAGTCATAAAATTCGTAAAGCATATGTCCGAAATCTGAGTTTTCGTCGTTGTCTCTTTCAAAGGGAGTAAAAATACCGATAACATCGTTCTTATCTTCGGTCCAGTCCTCGGGGAGCAAACCCCCCCAATTTATACCCGGATTTTTGTTAATGAGTTTAGCAAACTCAATAGAGAACTCTACGGTGGGGATTTGTTCGGGTTTTGCGACGACTAAACCTAATAGGGAGGCTAAATAATCCCCCACGGGTAGTTCCCTTTCATCCACCACGCAAACTACTAGTGTGATTCCCTGTTGAGTTTTAACATGTAGGCGACCTTGCCTTAGTGTGAAATCTAACCCTTCGTGTGAAAAATCAACTTCTATTCTATAGTCTACATCGGAATCTTTAATTGTAATGGTCTTACCCATTGATTCAGCCATACCTCTTAACACAGTAAGACTTCTAATTTTGGCTAAATCCCCGTAGGTTCGTTGTAAAAATCTTATCGCTTTCTGTAAAAAACTATGGTGTGGTTGTAGCGCATACTGGTCGCGAGGTAGGCCCATCGAAACTTCTTTATCAATAAGCCACTGTTTCATATCACTGGGAGTAAAATCAAAAGCGGTGGGGGCGGTGTCTCCAAACTCCTCATAAATGCTAGAAAAGAAACTGTAATAGGGGTGAGGAAAGCCCCAAAATTCTTCACTATAATTTTCATCAAGCATTTTTTTGGAAAAACTCGGGTGTTTTGTTAGATTTTCGTAAGCGGCTGCAAATTCCTCAAATAGAGTATAATAAGGGGTATCTTCAATGTCGTCCTTAACTATAACTTCCCACATCGTCATACCCTCACAATTTTGTAGTCGTCTATGGAATGTCCATCTAGGGCATTCTTTATATTTCTTTGGGTTCCTCGTGAACCTTTTTTTCTAAGATTGCCCGTATTTCTTCTAATCTTTCGGGGTATTCTTCCCCGAACATACCTAAAACAAAATCCCTGTGGGGTTTATATTCCATATCGCTTCCTAGCAAAATATCACCTGAATTATCTAAACCAAGCACCCACCCACCAGCCACAATTAGAGTTGTAAATTGACTCCCCCAATCTTCGGGATTCGTCCCCGGACCAAATTGTTCCACGAAGTTAGAGTAGGCCTCCTCACGGGTAGACTTCAATATTTCCCACCACATCAAAAGAAACCCCCATCGTTCCCAACAGTTTCTTTGAGGGCCTGCTTAATTTCGTCTAAAATATCCTTTCTCATGTTTCTTTTTAGTTTTTGGATAAAAAATTGAAACTCTTCATTAACCGGTTCGTCAGCCATGAAGGGTGTGTGAATTTCAAGAAATAAAGAATTAGGATAATAGGTTTTAATACTACTCATGTGTGTTTTTAAAATATCGGCAAGTTTAATGCCGAATTCCAAAGTAGGAATTCTTGCTGGGTCGTTTTTAAGGAGACCCAACATACTAGCGTAAAAATCACCTATTGGAAGTTTGGCCGTATCTCCTATGCAGACCCAAATTTTGGCGTTGTCCACATAAATATTTAGACCACCATCGTGCATTTTATAGTCAAGACCACCGTAGGAAAAATTAACCGTGTAGGGTTGACGAGGGTAATTTTTGGTATCAATCTCTATATCTATATTTAAGTCGGAAGCCATACCTTGTAATACCAGCATACTTCTATTACCAGTTAGTAATCGGTGTTCTTGGAAAATGTCATTTATTGCCGCTACTAATTGTGTATTTGTAAAACGACTTTCACCATAAATAGAAACCATTTTTTCTGTGAACTCAGCCTCATTAGATGTTTCATCAAATTGTTTAAAGGTGGTTTTAGCGTAGTCGTTCGCCCTTTCATTGAACGCTTCAAGGTTAAAATCGGGGTGGGAAGTTATCTTACTAAGTTTTTCATAAACACGCTCAATTGCTTTCAATAAAAATCTATTAAATCTATCGTCTTTAATTATACTCCACCACATCACGAGTCCTCCCAGTATTTGCCAAATATTTCTTTGTATAGTTCATTAATCTTCTCGTATAATAGCGGATAAGTTACATCTCTTAATTTAAATTCTTTTAAAAAATACGTAAAATCCGTGTTTTCGTTATTCTTTTTATTGAACGGGCTAAATATAGAAACCTGTGTATTATAATTACTACTTTTAAGGATGTTTGCTAATCCTATTCCGAAGTTTAACACATCTAATCCTTCGGGGGAGTTTAGAATAGCCAAGAAGACATTAGCGGCGTGGTCATGGAAGGGTAGCGTATCATCTGCGGGAAGAACACAAATATCTATTCGGAATCTTCCGTTTGTTATTCTTATGAGTGCCCTCCCAATACGGTAGTTAAGTCCATCGTATCCAAATTTTAATTGGGCCTTACGAATTTCTGGATTAGTAATCCTATCCGAGTAAGTCCCCATAATGGTTTCAAGCCACCTCTCCGACCTTACTTTTGCCAGTGTTTCTAAGTCTTGCTTTAAATAGTGGAGTATTTGTTCCTTCCTATCACGAAAACCAAATCGTCCCGATTCATTATCAAGTCCATAAACATCCCTAATGGCTTCCAAAAGTGGTGAGCCGTCAGCGACCCGTAAATAAACCTGTCTTGCAGAGTCGTATACTGACCAGTAAAAACTTTCATCGTGTTTAAAATTAGGATGTGATGTGACCTTTTCAAAAGCCTCTACGACTTCATCAAAACTAGTATCAAATCTAGTTTGTTTTTTAATATTATTTTCCCAACCCATAATCTCACCCTCTCCGTTCTATCATAACCCTTTGGTAAATACCGGATAATATTTTTATTACATAATCTATTTGGTCTGCTAGATGTGAAGCAGAGTAAAACACCGGATTACTAAAGTCGTTGTCTGAAATTCCCCACCCATATAAGTCATAATATGCTAATTGTAATCGTTCTCGGAAGTGGGCCTCGTCACTCGGCTTTAACTCTTGAACGAAGGGGTGGTTTAATGTTCTATTTGACACGACCGTAGCGATTGAATGAACCATAACATGCAACCCCTCACCTCCCTCTAAATTTAAATCGGGACCATATGTTTTACTTGCTAATCCCATATCAATTAGTCTACTAATAGAAGTTGGAGAGATATTATCGGCTCCGTAAAGGGCAAGAGCCATCATCACATCTCTTTTACTGAGGGTGTTATCACTATATTCGTTTGCAATCACATCAACAAGATATTTTTGAATTTGCTTCATACACTCTAAATATCTGTTTATTACATCTAGGGGAATTTCGTGGTTTGTGGTAAGTGGGGCCCCATTAACCATTTCCAATAATTCTTGATACCTTTCCGGGTATTCCTCCTTAAACATTCCTTCAACGAATGCTTCGTGTCCAAGCCTAGAGCGAAATGATATTTTACCCTCTTCTAATTTAATATACCATTTATCTCCCGGTAGATATATATTGTCTTGTTCATCCTCGGATAATTTTAAGGAGTCTAATTTTACCCCCGGACCAAACTCTTCTATGAATTTATCGTAGGCTTCCTCACGGGAGGATTTTACTATTGACCACCAACCCATAACCTCATTCTCCGATGTATCTATATTCTTTTACGGCTTTTCCACTGGGGAGTTTTATTTCTGTCTCTCTAACCTCGTGATTAGGCGAAAGTTGCATATAACCTTGTATCGCTCTCCTGCCCTGTGCAAATTTGGTATGGCGGGGCCTCCCTTCCATTCTACTAACTTTTTTATCACCTAATTTTTTATTTTCTTGTATTAAATCGTATGCTTCATCCATGATTGCTTCAATGGTTCTAAACTCACCATCACGCAAAATGTAATTTACTAACCTCTTATCCGCCTCACTTATTTTCCCATATGCTCTCTTTAGTAGTTCTTCCCAACCCATAATTGCACCCCCCTTTTCAAAAATTGCCCCGGAATTTTTTTGCCACTTGCGAAATTTTTTTTTCTTTTTTGTTTTTATTCCCACAGAACTTTAAGCAAATAAACTTGATAAATCATCATCCTCTTCTTCTTTCAGTGCTAACAACAGTAGCATATCTTTTTTAAGACTAATCAATCCCCTATATCGTAAGCGTTCTATTAAATCTAAATAATAATCTTCTCGTGTTCCAGTATTCATTAGGGTATGAACTGAACCCCCACTATGGTTGAATACTTCATGTATCGTTTCAACTAATTCTGCGAGAGAAGTATCATAATCATTATTTTGTAGGGACGCTAGAAATTTATCTATGTAATAACTCTTCATAGGCATTCGTAAAACATTCATGGTAGGACTTCTCTTTCTTAGGTATTCTTGGGATTCTACTAATAAGTGTTGAATATGGACCCGAGATGGTGAGAGTCCATCCGGCCTAATAGTAATGTCACGGGCGGAAACATTGTAGCCGTCCTTCATGTATCGTTGGAATTTTAACATTTGGTTATTTTTGATTTGTTCTTCTTCAATTTCTTGTTTCTTTTCAAGGAACATTCTTTGTATAGTTGAGAAGGCTCGGGGGTATTCCTCCTTGAAGAGGTTAAATACGAAATCTTCGTAGGGCTCGTATTGGTTTGAAACTATTAGGCTAACTTCATCTTTATAAATGGAATAAAAAAATCTATAAATGTATTGGCCGGGTTCAACAGGGATTGTTAAAGCAACAGGGGATGGGTTATTCGGATAATATGTTTCAACCTCGCCCAATTTAGAGGTGTCCAGCAGGTCATCATCCGGCCCCAACCCAAGTGCATTAAGAAAATCTTGGTAGGCGGCCCGCCTTTCCTCAGTTTTTAGCACATTGAACCACATTTTTTCACTTCCGGGCGCGTTTTGCTCACTTTTTTTCAGTTTTGGCCGCCTTTTGGTAAGGTTTTTTAAGTTTGTATCGGTTTTGGGGCCTCAAAATGAACTTGGGACTTATTCTATATAAATATTTATGGAAAAGTTGCACAAAAACAGATTGGTGGTTATGTTTTTTTGGCTACCAAAGTTACCATATGGTTGTATAATTTGTAGAGAACCTCAACAAAAAAATTTTCAAAATTCCTACGAAATGCGGGAAAGGAAAGGAGGAACAAAAACCCAAGAAACCCCCTTTGACCGGTTGGAGTCAAACTTTATCCTTTATTATTGGCAAACCGCATTCCGTAAGGAATATGAAATGTAGGCCTCTCACCCACCCGGTAATTAACGATAGTCTAGCCCCGCATTACTAACGATGTCGGTATTTTTTTTCACAAACCAAATACTGCTTGTGAGTGGGACTTTCCCCCTTAACTAATTTCTTTGTTCATTTGCTTCCTTGAAGCGGTGGCAACAAAGAACCCGGTATTTCGGGCTCGGCATAGTCTAACGAATTAGATTTAAACCGACCACACAAACCACCCTCCGCCCAATCATCCCACATGACGACCACAATAAAAAATTGAAGCCGACAGGGGTGAGTGCAATTTTCTCTTTGCTTCTCTCGCTTCCTGCAAAGAGTCATACGATGCAACTAATCGTATACCGTAGTAAAGATTGTATTTCATATCATCACTCCGGGTCTTCAAACAATGTGAGTTTCAAACCTTTTTGGTCAGCGAAGGCTTGAATGCACGAAATCTCCATTGTGTCTCCGATGGCTTCCCATTGTTCTTGAATGACTTTGAAGAACAAGTCGCACCAATCTTGGTTTTCAGCGAGGAAAACTAACTGCTGTTCCATTGTCCAATGTTCATCAGTCATGCCCATAAATGCGTCGTGGGAAATCATTCTTCATCACCTGCTGGTTCATAAGTAATACCGTAAAGGTAATCCATTTGGATTTTCTTCCATGTGTCGTGCTGGACTGAGTATTTGTGCTGACAGTCCAATTTGTTGCAGGTTGCAGATTTGATGTTGTTTGAAACCGGGGCCTTGCAAATAAAACAGATTTTTTGACTCATTCTTCTTCCTCCATATCAACGACCATATCGGGCAATTGGGACTCACGAAAATCTGCACCACAGTTCAAGCACAAAATAAAATCAATGCTACTATCAGCAACATCGGAATATCCTGTGTAGGTTTTTTCACCATCTTCATTGGGGTGAATGTCGTAGTAGTGAACCTCTTCTTCCACGGATTTCATGTAGTCGGTTTCTTCACAGTTAGGACATCGGTATGCTTTCATTCTTCTTCACCTCTCAAGGTATCAAGTGTTTGTTGGTATTGGTCAATTTTACAGTCATCTTCGGTTGCTTCCAATGCTTTAATGACAAACTGCAAAAGTTCAATTAATTCTTCTTTGTTCATTTCAGTCCTCTCCGTTTAGGGTGTTCAATTGTTGTTCAATCTCAGCGATAGCACGCATGAGAGTATCAGCGAGGTTTTCCTCACTGATATTTGAGATACGCAATTCATCAATGATGAATCGTTCGTATCGGTTTTGCTTCACTTTAATGGTAAATGTCGGCTTTTTACTCCAGAACATATTCAATCTTGGGCGTTTAGAATATGAGGTGTAGATGCAAATTATCTCCTACCATATGGTGGCAATTATGCGTAAGCGAAAATTTGTGTAGCGAAAAAACCCCAAGTGGACCCTCCCCCTTGCCCATTGGGGGAGAGTCCGGGGCGTGAGGGGCCTAATCCTCACTCGTCGTCATCCCGACGACTCAGTTTGAGCCCTCCTTCGCCGCTTCCTTCTTGTTGTCAATGAAGGCCTTCTCCAAGGCGATGGTGAATTTCTCAAGCGAATGCTCCCTTGGGATGCTGAGGGTCGGGAATCGCTCGAAAAGTGCGTTGAGGCTTTCTGCGTGGAACGCACAGTCCTCCTTTTCCGAGGGGTGAAGGGTGATGGAAATTCGGGTTCCCTTCGTGAGGCGTTGAAGGGATTCTCCGAGGCGGACGGCACGAGCATCGTTTTGGGCTTCCAATGCTTCGGTGAATCGTCCGAGGGTGTATCTCACATCCTCCACGGTTTCGGGGTCGTTCATGTCGTTGTTGATGAAGGCGGTGGCCTTAGCAACAATTCGCTCGTATGCTTCAGTTGTGTTCTGCATTTCTTTCTCCTGCCCTTTTGGGGCATTTGATGGTGTAATTTTGAGTATATAAGGTGTGAGCGTTATACTACACAAATTTACGCCTTTGCTCCCAACCATATGGTAACGGAAAAGTGTTAAACAAGACATCACTCATCGTCGTCGTAGAACACCCGTTCACCTCCTGCGGCCATAATATGCTTTCGCATGACCATATGGTTGGAGAAGCGTAATTTGTATGCGGCAACCTCAAAAAAAAAATTGTGTTTTTTGATTTTTTTACCGGTATGACCGAAACCCCCGCTAAGAGACCGGTAAAATCGCAGGACACAAAACCTGCGTGGTGAGAATGTCATGTTCTCAAGAAAGTGAGTTCTCTTCGCACTTTCTATCATTGAATGTGTGGCCTTGACTCAAACGAAATCAATCGTCATCATCGTCAAAGAACCGGTTGAGCAACCTCAGTCCTCCTTCTTCGTGGGAATCGGGCGAACGATTGGCTGTTCAAAGGCAAACGGAAGGGTGTTTCCTTCTTCGTCCGTTTGGCCCCAAATACCATCCCGAAGGAATCCACGGTATTGAGCCTTGACGGATTTCACCTGCGCCTCAACGAATTCAGCCTCATTTTCGTAGGCAACACCTTCGGTCTTGTTTGCACTTGAAGCACGCTTCACCAAAAGATGGGTTGCGTTGTTTTCCACATACACTTGATAGCGAGCCTTTGCCTCAAGTTGAGCAATTGCTTCAACCTTTTCAAGTGCGGCTTGTTGTTCAACAGACAAAGAGGAACCTGCACCACGACGATGAGGCCAATTGGGGAATTCGTTTCCTGCCTTTTGGATTCTATCCTTGAGTTTGTTGCGTCGGTGTGGTTGTCGGTTTCCACGGCCAATGTCTTTTTGGATGCTATCCCAGTTATCTTCCATCTCCTCAGCGTCAATGTCAAATTGACCTTCGGGTGCATTTTCAAGAGTTTCAAGGTGAGAATCATAATCCTCTCCCCATTCCAAAACTGCGTTCGTCCATGCCTGCCACTTTTCATCAGTAATTTCTTCTACCATGTTTGTTTTCTCCTGCCCATCACTTTTGGGCATTTGATGTTGGTGTCTTGAGTATATAAGGTGCAAAGACAAATTATTGTGCAACCATATGGTAAGAATGTTCAGTTAAAGTTTAGTGTTAACAAATGTTTTCTAAATGTTACATCTATATAGATACTATATAGTCTATATAGGGGTATATCAACCCTCCGGTCCTTTATAAGGGGTCCAGACCTCCTTATATACTCAGCCCGTCGGGAGAGAATGCTCTTGAAAGCCGACTTGTCCAAGTTTTCTCCAACCAATGACAAATCACCAAATCTAAAATTCACTTTATGGTTTTCTTGAGCATCCTATTCTTTATTTTTATGATTTCCTGCACAAAATGTCGTCTATTCTCATTGAGAATCATGTGAGACACGAGATGTAGGACAAAATGTAGCCGATATTATGAATATCTAATATCTTTCTCATATTCTCATTATTCTCATATATCTCTATAAGTTGGTGGTGGTGGTGGTGGTGGTGTGTGTGTGTAAATGCACCCCCCATGAGAAACATGAGAATTTGAGAAACATTGAGATATGGGCCGTTTCCCGCACAGAATGTGTGAGAACTCGTTTCTCAATGAGAATGTAGTGAGAAATGTCCTAGAAATGATAAAAACAATAGAAGGAATGTGAAAGATATGAATATATTTTATTTGTCAAGAGACCCCGTAGAAATAGCAAAACAACTCTGCGATAAACACATCGTAAAAATGCCGCTAGAATCCGCCCAAATGTTATCCACTTCTTGGTGGTGCAAAAAAGTATACGGACCGGAAACTAAACATGTGCTAAAGAATTTATACAAACCAGTTCATGTCGGCCACCCTTCAACAGTTTGGACTATGCAGACTGAGGGTAATTACCGATGGCACTACGAATTATTCGTTGCCATGCTGGAGGAATACAGCCGAAGGTATAATAAAGTCCACGGTTCAAGTAAATTACTAGAACTATTGCAGGAAAGTCCCGTGGAGGGAGGAGACTTTTATCCCCCACCACAATGTATGCCTGATGAGTATAAATGTGAAGACCCAATTGAGGCCTACCGAAAATACTACATCAACGAGAAGGCTCGCTTCTCTCGGTATACAAATGGGACAGCACCCGAATGGTTGGAGGAATATATATGAGACATGGAAAAATAACACATAATTTTTATGTAGACGAGAAAGAATACTTGAACTTGAAGAAGAACTATCCAACAGGGGTATACACTGTAACAGAAACTCTTTCATGGTTCACACTTACAATTGAAAACCACGATGTTATAACAGGGACAAATAACTTCTGTTTGGAGATTATTTTTTGGAGGACTGAATGATGGGTAAAAAACACACATGCAAAAATTGCGGCCACGAGTCCTTCGGGTTAGAGTTTTGTATATTCAATAGCAAGCGCAGGAATCATTTGCTGGTCAAGTGCGAGTCCTGCGGAATGTCAATTAAAATACAGATAGGTGATAAGAAATGAAGGTGAAAATAAAAGACAGGAGAATGAAGCAAAGGGTAATGGTGGTGCAAGAACCATGCAAGAGCCTCGATACACCTTGGGATGAAGACACAATTTGGGTCGTAAAAATTGAGCCAATTTACGGTGGGATTTTCTATGAAATATGATTGCAAAATTTGCGACAAATCTGCTACCATTATGGTGCAGACCGGAAATATCAATATATTGGAAGTTAGGGACATTGATGGTGGACTTATTTACGATTGGTCCGGTGGTGGTGGTATCAACCACTACTTATGTGATGAGTGTCTAGACGGCCTACAAAAAGAACTTTGGAAAAAGGGAGGTGCAATTCTTGATTCATACTGAGTGTCAAATTTGTGGTGGACCAATCATGCACCCAAAGGAAATGCAACAGGGTTTCCACGACTCCTGTTATGAGGGCTGGAAGGGATTGAACTTCGTGATGGGGGCAAAATAAATGAACCGATTTGAGAGGGCAGTAGCCCAGTATTTAGAACAAAATGGGCCACTTACAGCCCATGAAATCCTAAGTGGGTTGAGGCATAAATATTTCATTGGTAGTGTAAAGTCAATCGCTACTAAGATGCACGCCTCACGCTATTTTAGGAAAGTTGATAAGGAAACACTCACAGGGGATAATGGTAGTTATACCGTTGCCGTGTGGGAGGTGAAAAAACATGAATGAATTGTTGGAACAGATGAATAACATGATGCAAAGTGGACTTATGACGGAGAACGAAATTCGTAAGTTCATGGATAAGATGACGGGTGGGAAGTATCTCACTCCTGAACAGAAGGAAGAACTTGAATACATGGTTTCGGAAAAGAGCCGTGTGCTTGACGACTTGCTGGCTTTGGGAATCTTCACGGAGGGTCAAATCCAGCGAGGAAAGTCCAAACTGCGAAAGGCGTGTTTGGCACAAATTAAGAACAACGAACTAGAAGAGGAGGAATAAATATGGTAGATGTAACAATTTTAAACGACACCGGACACACCGAATTGGTCCTGTCCGCAGAAGAAGCAGTAGAACAGATTTACAACCACCCAACCCATTGGGCTTACATCAATGGGGAAATGGTTGCTCACGCTGATGTGGCTAACATTCCATTGGAAACCATTGAGAGTGTTATTCTCACACAAGCGATTGTTGGAGGCTGCTACTGAACAGGACTGATTCGTTGTTCTATTCTCGCACACGGAAGACAAATGAGTGCCAGTTATGGGGTTCTGTAAAAACCCCGACAAGAGATGATAATATGAAATGGACAAAAAAGAGATTATTGGATGCTATTCGTGGCGGGATGAAGGTCCACCTAGGACAGCACTACCGATACGATGAAAATACTAGGGAAAGATATGGCATTATTGTGCCTAATATGTATGCACCTAGATTTGGGAGTATTCCCGAACTTGGTGAACTAACCGAGGGAATTTATGTAAATCTCCCTAACTATGACAAGCGTAGAATTATTAATCACATGAACGCCTACGCTAACTATTTTCAACACACTTACAAACGCAGACTAGCCGCCTACAGGAAGAGTAGAGATGCTTTGGATATTCAAGATGCTGATTGAAACTCCGAGGGCCGTTTGGGAATACCGTAAAGATTACTACAATAGTAAGAAAATACGGGCGACTATCAAGCGACAGGGAGTGGTTGCTGGGTTTTATCACCATGATACACTATACGGCTCAACCATTCAAGAATGGATGGCTGTGTGTGAATATTTGGACGATGCCGGAAAGGAAATTCCTCAAGGTATGCTTGATATGGCTTTAGAAAGAGGCTGGATAGCCATGAAACCAACAAGTGAAACAACACCAACTACTTCAAACGAGGACTGGAAAAGGTGGGAAAATGAATAAGAAAATTAACGTGCTTTTGCACTGCAAAAGATGTGGAGAAAATGTTCTCGTGAAGAACAAATATTCCTATTTTAGGCAGTGCTTCTGCGGCAACATAGAGGTTGATACCGCCTCCAATTTGATACAGATTGAGAAGGTATCGTATGTAAAATGGAAAATGAAAGACCAATGGGTTGAATTTAAGGAGGAAGAAGAATGATGAGGAAAAATAACGAAGATTATGAATTGAAACTACGGGAACCGTGGGCTTCATGCGAACGACAATTGTGTTCGTGTTCAAAGCCCGATGCACCACGATTTAGGTATCAGTGTGAGACCGGAAGTGCTTGTAGTGGAAACTTTGAACGGATGGACTACGGGTGTTACCGACTTTATGTTGGAAAGGTTCCGGAAAAGATAGGCGAAGAGGATATTTGTGGGTGTAACACTCAAGAATCAAAGCAATCCCTACCGTGGAACCACGAGTGGATAAAAAATGTAGAAAACTTAAAGAAAAAGTGGAGGAATAACTGATGAGTTTTTGGGTTCGGTTTTTTGACTGGGTTTTTGACTACGGGGATAAAAAATAGACAAATAAAATCTTAACACGCTGGGGTGGCTGAGTATGGTTAAAAGCGCAGGGCTTAAACTCCTGTCCGTATTGGTTCGCAGGTTCAAATCCTGCCCCCAGCACCTATTCTCAAGGGCATATGGTGTAATGGATAGCATTCGGGCCTTCTAAGCCTGAGATTCCGGTTCAATTCCGGATATGCCCGTTGAGAATTAAAGGATGTGATAACATGAATAATAAAAGAACAAAATTTAGTAAAAGGCCCACCGCTAAGGTAGGCAATAACAACAATAGTCAACGAGTTACAAAAATCAAGCAATATCTATCCTCGTGCGAGGATAATGAGGCTGATTTTCACTCAATTTGGCTATATGTTAATGAAAACACGAAGTATGGGGTTGTCTCCTACAACCTATCAAACATTCTTTCCAAAAGAAAGGAATTTGTTAAGGTGGGAAGGCAATCTGTAAAAAACCCAACGACAGGAGTTTGGGGACAAACGACCATTTGGAGGTTAGTAGAATGATTTATAAACAACCCATTTACTACCACCAATCATCCCAAGGAGGGAAAAACAATGAATGAAAAAGAGATTTTAAGCGACATTACCGTGCATATGAAATATGCCAAGTATAAAACAGACGAAATGAGAAGGGAAACATGGGAAGAATTGTGCGAGCGAAATATGCAAATGCACATCAAAAAGTTCCCTAAATGGGAGGAAATCATTAGGGACGCCTACGAAATGGTTCTTGAAAAGAAGATTCTTCCGTCCATGAGGTCAATGCAGTTTGCAGGAAAGCCTATTGAAACGAGTCCTAACCGAATTTACAACTGTGCCTATCTACCAATTGAACACATTGATGCCTTTAGTGAATCAATGTTCCTTTTGTTGGGTGGAACAGGTGTGGGTTATTCAGTTCAGCGACATCATGTTGAGATGCTTCCCGAAGTGCAACACCCAAACCCTAACCGAACTCGAAGGTATCTAATCAGCGATTCAATAGAAGGGTGGGCTGACGCAGTTAAGGTTCTAATGAAGAGTTATTTTGGCGTGACAAAAAGCACTCCGATTTTTGACTATTCGGATATTCGTAAGAAGGGAACCCCCCTAGTTACTTCGGGTGGAACTGCACCGGGTCCTGCTCCTTTGCGAGAATGTTTGGTGAAGGTTGAAAATATCCTCAAAGAACATGAAACAAACACGCAACTAAAACCTATCCAAGTCCACGACATTATGTGCATTATTGCTGATGCAGTTTTGGCTGGTGGAATCCGACGAGCGGCGTTGATTAGTTTATTCAGCGCAGACGACAATGACATGATTTCCTGCAAGTCGGGTAATTGGTGGGAAACTCATCCCGAAAGAGGACGAGCAAATAACTCAGCAGTTTTGATTCGTAGCCGAGCCGACCAACAATTCTTCAATGGGTTGTGGGAACGCATCAAGGAAAGCGGAAGCGGAGAACCGGGGATTTACTTCTCTAACGATAAGGATTGGGGAACCAACCCATGTTGTGAAATCGCCCTCCGTCCATATCAGTTCTGCAATTTGGTAGAGATTAATGCTAGTAACTTGGTTGATACGGCGGACTTTTTTGAGCGTGTCTCCACGGCTACTTTCCTTGCTACCTTACAGGCTACCTACACTGATTTCCACTACTTACGAGAAGTTTGGAAACGCAATACTGAAAGGGATGCTTTGTTGGGTGTAAGTATGACAGGAATTGCTAGCAATCCTACTGACGCAGATGGACGAAAAATTCTCTCCGATATTAACTTGAAAAATGCCGCAGATATTGTGCGTAAAATTAATGCGTATTGGGCGGGTAATTTTGGTATCAATAAGGCCGCAAGGTTGACATGTGTTAAGCCTGCTGGAACGACTTCTCTTGTATTGGGAACTTCTAGTGGTATTCATTCGTGGCACGATAAGTATTACATTCGTCGCTTGCGAGTAGGAAAGGACGAAGCGATTTATCCCTACCTTTTGAATAACTTGTCCGAATTGATTGAGGATTGTTATTTCCGACCACACGACACGGCTATTCTTTCTGTGCCTCAAGCCGCACCCGAAGGAGCAACCATTCGTGGAGAGTCTGCTTTATCAATGTTGAATCGTATTGCATTGGTTAGTAAGACTTGGGTCAAGGAAGGCCACAATGACGGAATTAATACCCACAATGTTTCTGCAACGGTTTCGTTGAAGGATGTGGAGTGGGAAGAAGTCGGCCAATGGATGTGGGATAACCGCCACGCTTACAATGGCTTGTCAGTTTTGCCCTATGATGGTGGAACCTATAAACAGGCCCCGTTTGAAACCATTGATGAAGAACGCTACAATGAAATGAAGCAACATCTCTCCGATATTGATTTGTCCCAAGTCTTTGAGTCGGAGGATAACACGGACTTGTCCGGGGAATTGGCTTGTGCAGGCGGGGCTTGTGAAATATGACCACGAGAAGAAAGAGACACCGAAAGCAGGTCTTTTGGGTAATTGATAAAATTATGGCTGATGGGAAACAAAGAACCGCAGAAGCCATAAGAGATGAATTTGAAGAATACAGGTCCAATAAAGGTAGCAGGAGAACACATGTTCCGACTAGCAACCAAATACGAGGACTAATTAAAACAGAAAAAAAATATGAAAAGATAGAAGAAGGAGGAATGACATTATGGAAAATGAAAACATCTTATATAGAGTGACGGTCTTCAAGGCCAATGGCTCCGTATGGACTAAGAACTATGAAATTGAAGAGAAGTTATTTGAGGTATTGCCGCATTTGTTTGAGCAATTCCCCCATGTAACGGTAAGCAGGCAAACTCTCAAGGAGAGCCCGCTTGAATATATGAAAAAACTAGGTGAAAGGAATGAAAGAAAATACTAAGCGAATTGAATACAGAATTGTTAACGAGGGTGACCTACCACCATTGGTTATCTCGTCGGATGAAACCACCGGGATTAAGGTTATTTTGAATGAGGCACATGCCATTTGGTTGTCTCTTCATAGGAATACCATCCCCGCTATCGCTCAACAATTGCAGGAGAAACTTACTCAGTTCTGCGACTCCTACCTTACGGACCGTTTATACGAGAGGGAGTGGGAATGATTAAGACAACTGTTCAGTTCCGCACCGCAGATAACCGACAACAACCTACGGATAGAATTGTTTTTATCAATGCTAACGGACACACCGTTCAAAGAACTAGTAGATATTACGGGAGAAGAAATGTTAATCAGACGCCTAACCCTAGTCTACATGAAGTTATCTTCAAGAAAACTATTAAGGCTTTCTTGAATGACGAATCTCCTTTGTGTATCGTAACTAATCTCAGTGAGACTAAAAGACTTACAATGGCTAAGAACGGCAGGACTTATTTTATAAACGGGGAAAAGATTAGTTTTAAACATCTATGTAAATTACTTACCTTGATTATTCTAAAGATGAATAAGTATGCTGACAGTGAAGAAATTGATGACGATATTTTGGACTTTTTAGAAACTCCTATTGAGATTAATGATGCAGTGATTAATAAAATTAAGTATAAGTTTATTACCGAGGGGGGAGATGTTGAGGAAACCTTGCTTGATATTGAAAAAATTAGTTCGGACTCGGTTGCCATTCAATTCTACACAGATATTTGGGTTGAGATGAAGCACCGTCAAGCAATTATGTTTATTCGTGCTTGTAATGGTGGGTCTAACAAATACTCGGCTATTCCCTATCAAGAACTATATCACCTTTGCACAGGCGAGTATCTTACCGCTAGCCAAGAGAAGGTCATTGAGGCATTTATGATTCAAAATAAATCGTCCACCCTTGTTACCAAAAGAAGCATGGAATTGGTTGAGAAATTACATAAAACCTTCCCTAATGTTTATCCCTTTGAACAATTAGACTCATTTGGGACTCGCTCAAACAGAGGGTTATATGTTCGTGGGCCGGGAACATCTTGGGTTATCTCACATACATATGAAGACGGTCAACATGTATTGGGTAGACAAAATGTTCAAACTTACAATTTGGCTCACTCTGTTGTTCCCGATGAACCGGAATCTTGGATTTATAAGTTTCAAGAAAAAGAAGCAGACTTTGATAAACTATACAGGGATTTAGGTATTCGTAATAATATTTTAACCGACGGCATCAATATTTACTTTAACCGGGGAAGTATTTGTATTGACCAAATGGACACCAATGTTAGTTTGGGCGACCAAATTGCCTCAAGGGTAATGGTTTTTATTAACGATAAAAATAACATAGACACAGTGTCCACCCTACGAGGCTACGAGCGAGAGTTTAACAAGCCAAGGAATAAGGAGGTATTGAAGGATGGAGTGTTTAGTTTGCGGCTTATCGCTATCAGTCCCGAAATTGCGATTAAGTGGCTCAAAGGCGAGCAACTGTTCTAATTGTAATAGTTTCGTAGTCCCTAGAATGTATTCTGTCCCCCTCAGCAGGGGAGAGGTTGACAGGGACTTGATAGACCTAATTATGTTGTGTAAAGAGTTTGATGTAAGTGATATTGAGTCAGTCAAGAGAATATACCGCAGTAGTTATATTAACTTGTATAGGACCAGTAGATACACAACCGCTACACTTTCAGTGTTGGCCCTACACATATACATGAGCAACAACAACATGGTTTCCCCGTTAAGGGAGTATTGTAAGTTTATGGGTGTTCGGAGTAAGACCGTCAAGACTCTTCTTGATAGGTTGGCCCCGACTGAAATATACCGACCGGCTGAATGGAAGCCGCTATTAAAAAATCTAGGATATACTAAAAACGAGCGTAGCGAAATTGAGAGTTTGGTAGAACTCGTGGAAGAAAAAATTGACATAAACATGAACATATTGTCGGCTTGTGTTTATCGGGCCACTAATCTATCGCTAAGGAAGGTCGCACGGGCTTTCTATATTAGCAGACAAACCGTGCTAAAATATAGTGAAAAACTGGAGGAAATATTATGAGAAAAGTATTGATTATTGGAGCAGGAGGAATTGGTTCACACTTGATTCCTTGTTTGGCTAGGACTGAAATGTATAAGTTGACTGTTTTTGACCCGGACACGGTTGAAACTAAGAATCTAACTTATCAAAATTTTAGACTTGGTGATGTTGAAGAATTTAAGGCTACGGTGATGAAGGACCGTTGGGTTGAAGTAATTGACGCTGAACCCTACAAGATTCTAACTAAGCGACAAATTGAGGGCTATGACTTAGTAGTTTGTTGTGCTGATAACTTGGTTGTCCGACAGATGCTCTACAAAACGGACATCAAATGGTTGGACCTACGAGCGCAGGGACGAAATGGTTTGCTGGTTTCTTTTGAAGAGGACCCCAAGATTTTGTCAATGTTGAATGTGGGACCGGATGGCTCGTTTAGTTGTCAAGGTGATGCTTGGGACGGTTCCGCAGGAGACATCCATTTTACCCATGTAGCAATTGCTGGTATGGGCGCACAATGGATTCAGCGTTGGTTTGCTGGTGAGGATGTTAAGAAACATATCCAATTGAGCATTTGAGGTGGTTAAGTGGAAAGAGAAATTATGTTGTTTATTGGTATAGGAATCCTTTTAGACTTACTCGTACTAGCGGTGGCTGGGAGGTATCTATATGCGTTATGGCGACGATTCCGAGGATTAGGTGAGGAAGAATGAATAAAATTTGGTTAACATGGTTCAATTATATTAGAAAACACATTAAGGAAGTTTATGGTGAAGAGGCATGGGAAGAAATTATGACTGTGTGTGGCGACCCTTTAGCAGATATTCATTTTACTAAATTAAGAGGTGAAGAAGAATGAATCCTGCAATTACACTAACAGTTTTGATTGTGTTTATCGGAGTTATGTCCGAGATTATTCACAGGGTATTATCAGACTACACGGAGGAGGAAGAATGAAGTGTAAGACCTGTAAAATTGGCCTTGTGCCTCCCTACTACATCACCTGCGATGTGTGCGGCAGGCAATCTTGCATGACTCACGGTATTCAACTTCCCGAAGGTTTTGCTTGTTGTGAAGAACACGCCAAGATTGTGAACGGTTGGACAGACTACAAAGAGGAGGAAGAAGAATGATTCGTATGAATTGTAAGAGGTGTGAAACCACCATCGGTGCTTCACCTCACGAGTTTTCTACAAAGGTATTCTACTGCCTCATGTGTGAACAGATTATCAAAAGGGAGAGAAAGAAATGAAAAAATGCAAACGATGTTTGAAACGAAGAACCCTACACCCCAACAAAGGGGTGTGCCACCAATGCTACCAAATTATGAACAGGAGGACTGTTTGATGGCTGTTGCTTTTGGTGTTAAAATGGGAACAGGTCGGACTTATTGCCGACTATGTTTTAGGACAATAGACGCGGGACAGCCCGTTATTTACATTGGCGGATATAACGCGAGTGGACAGGTTCATGTTCTACCGGAACATTGTCCCTACTTAACAAAAAGACTACTAGAAATGGAAGTGATTGAATGAATGAAGAAATGGAAGAAAAAATTGAGAACGACTACCACGGATTTTTCCTCGGCAATGATGTCAAGGAACCCGTAGGTAATTTGAATGAACGATGGACGAATGTCCCTGCCGAGGTTTGGCAAGAACCAATCAATGAGGCTTGGAGACACCTACTCTTTAGTGGAATGCCCGAAGCAGATAGTCCGGTATTGCTGGATAAAATTTGGGAAGCCTCGGTGGAAACTCTAGGTGGACTGGAGGTCAGCGTTATTGTTGACGCCAACAACAAACTGTTTATGAATTCCGGTTCACCGGGATTAGTGGACTACGGAGGAGTTATGGTTTCGGGAATGAAACTTCCGTTGAAGTGTTGGATTCACACCCATCCCTTTGGTGTAGCGTTTTGGTCGGGAACCGATAGGAGAACCCTTCGGACTTGGAGACCAATCCTTCAACAGGCAATTGTTCTTGGTGATGAGGAGAGGTTGATTTGGCAGAAAAGCAACGGCAAAGAAACAATGATAAAAATCGTGCAAACCGAGAAGTTCCCACTGAATTGAGGCAGGTTGTTCGGTTTCCGGTATTTAACAGGAAATATATCTGTCCCGTTTGCGAGGGCAGAAAATGTAAAGCCTGTGATAATACCGGTATTTACCATTCCGAAGAGGAATGGGTTGATGTGCAAGAACATTTGGTATTACAATACTTACACGACAACACTAATCATGTAAGTATGCTTTATCGGATGTTATATGGAAATATGGTAGATGTGAAGAATTTAGGAACTGTGAAGAAGGGCTGGGCCGCTATGGAAATTTCATACGGAACGGGCCAATTATGGGTTGCTTGGGACTTAACCGACTCGGGCATCCAAACTTTTTACAATAAAGGAGAGTTTAAAAAATGGTTAGCGTAAGAGAAATTAGAAGACTAGTAATGGAAGAGACACAAAGAGGACTTAAGGCAGAAGCCGTTAATGAATTGCAGGTGAGGTGTGAACAACTCCTTAGACAATTTATTAGATATGCTTCGCTTGCGGCTGGTGAACGAAACGGAGAGAATTCAAGAATCGGTCTTGCCGATGTCCGACTTGGCTACTTGAAGATGCAGGATGAGGTGAACGAATGAATCTAGAAAAATTGTATGAAAGGTTGTTGCTCTTGACAGAGCAGGCAGAAAAGTTCAACAAGGCGTTTAGCGTAGAACTTAAAATGGCAACCTTCACCCTCGCTGGATATATTATGGCTATGGGTGATTTGAACGGTGGGTGTGATTGCCATGACGAGGATTAGAACTGTAACCCACGGTGAGTATGAAATCCTTCAATCGCTGTTGGACTCGGAATTAATTGCCGATTCATTGAAGACCTTGAAGTATCAAATGGTCCCCGAAAACGACGAAGTAGCAGAAAAGCGTTGGGCTAGTAGCGTTGCTAGTATTGCTCAGTATATGCAAAACATGTGTGAACGCCGCCTACACCGCCTACCAAAGAATCACCCAGATTATAAGGAGAAGGAATAATATGGACGCAAACTACCCAGTTAGTTATGATAGTGATGAAGCACCAAAAACAAGAGAGGAGTGTAGGACTAGATTAATTGAAGCAATTATTTGGGAGTTTTTGGATGAGGATTGCGGTCTTTTTATGGAAAGTCCGTGTTCTACATTTCACGACTGGAATGAGGCGGCACAAAAACGCTACATAAAAGAGGCTAAAAAACTCATAAAAGAATTAGAATCAGGTAAAAAAGCGGAAGTTAGTGTTAGTAATCCGGAAGAGAAGGTAATTCCTACCAAAAACTTTTTTAGGAACCCGACGCTTAGAGATTATATGAGGCTACATGTGGGAAACTGAAGAATCTTCGCCCCTCCAAGAGGGAAATGTGCTTGACATCATAGACGAATCGTCGGTTCGTCTGTATAATGAAATTGTCCGTGTCCATTGTATGGTATGCGGTGAGACTTTTATTGGTCCGAAGGACCAAGCAGGATTATTTATTTTCGGACACAAAAAGTTCCATTTATGGACAATTGACATAGACGATATGGGCGGAGTATGATGTATTCTACCGAACAACTTAGTGGTATTCTTTTGACCACGGCCTCGTGTAAGTTTCACATTGTAAATGTGAGAAGCACCCGTGGTTGGGAACCTAGATTTTTCGTATACATCCGTCCTCCACAAAAAATGATTGAGGCTATTTGTTCTACTCTTGATAGTGAAAATATTAGTTATTCAATTATTAGGGAAAGAGGACGCCGCTCGGACACAATACTAATTAGAAGAAGGCACAGTATATTTCGCATCTGCGAGATATTCCCATCCTTTGTGCCTTCTAAGAATACAGGATGGATGAAATTTAAAGACCTAATGAAAATGGTTGAAGAAAAAGTGCATTTAGAAGATGACAGCAAATATAGATTTAAGGTGAAGATAGATGAAGATGAGGAAGAGGCCTAAGATATTTATTGGAAAGTGGGGAACAGGTAAGACAACAAAAGCAACAATTGAAGCAGGGGGTGGAGTGAATATTTTTTACTACGCTAGCGATATTACGATTGATGACCCGTTCTCTATCCCAAAGGACTACACGATTATTATTGAGGAAGTAAATTACAAACCACAGAAAGATAAGATACTTGATTTGATTCATGCCGGTGTGAATTTGGTTCTAACCTCACATGATAAGAAGTCGGTTCCCAAACCGATATTGAACGCGTGTGATGTAAAAATGTGTGGGGCTAAAAATTACTACCAATCCTCCCTAGTTTTGTTGTGCAAAAACAACTCAAAATATGTTTCGTTTGAGGATAGTATTTGGAGCATAATGGGTGTGTATATCAAAACTAAGGACAGGGACAGGCTCTATCGAGACTTGGTGCATTTTTCCCCACCTCCCATGCAATTGCTATCGTGGGCTATTGCCACCTTCCCCGAGAATGAAAAACTCATGGTGGTTTCATCGGTAATGAATCGGCTCAACAAGGACTATTTCTACGCCCTGTTTGCCTATTCTTGGGATGGAGGCTACCGGAAGATTGTCCCGCCTAAGAGGAAGGAAGAGAACCCATACCAAAGCATCTGTTTGAAGTTGGGCTTCAAGGCCGACGAGACTTATGTTTTGAAAAAGTTGATAAGCAACCAAGCCTACGCTGAGTCTGTTGCGAAGAAACTTAGTGAGGGGGAATGCAAATTACTCGGTATCAAGAAAAAGAGAAAGGTTCGTCCGAAGGTCAAACCTCGCACGACACTGGAGGATTTTGCATGAGTAGGAAGTCAAGGGGCGTGCCGTTTAGTTCTTGGCTGGTTATGCCGGATATGGACATGAGAGACTTAGTTAAGTATATCCCGCTAGCGGTGTGGTCGCAGGGGTATTTAGATAATCTCACGGTTAGTGAAACGGAGGAGAGATACCATGAAAAAAGACATGGAAACTCTAATTGAAATTGGGAACACTGTCATACATGAATTAGTTCAAGTGAAGGAGGACATTCATAGTATGAATAAAATAGCAATCGGAGTTATGATTGTGAACATTATCACACTGTTATTGTTTGCGGTGGTGATGCTTTGAATTATTATCCTTACTGCGGTAAGTGCTACCACGACCCCGTGGAAACACTATCAAGGTGGGGATATTGTAAAACATGTATAAAAAAACAGGAGGAAGAAGAATGATTACAAAAAATGATTATATTATCATACAGAAAAGAAAAATGCAATCGGAAAGCGGTATCATTAGGGGACAACCTAAAAATATCGGTATTGTGATTGAAAAGAATAGCCAAACGGAAGTTGGGGACTTGGTGGTATACAAGACAAGTTTTCACTTTACCTACAACGGCGAGGAATACGAAGCAGTTTCTCCTCACGAACTCGTAGCGATTGTTGGGGAGGAAGAGTAATGGCAGAATGCATCTTGTGTAGTAGAAGCCTTATTCAAGAACACCTAATAGATGGGGATTTTTGTCCCGATTGTTGGGAGGTGGAAGAATGAAGTGGGTTGCTGAATGTGAACGATGCGGAACCTGTTATCCACGCAACCGACAACCTATTGTCAACATTATGACTTGTTGCGACTTAACAATGAAATGGGAGGTAGAAGAATGATTTACAACGAAGAAGAAACAAATGAAACGCTAGTGAAAGGAATTGAAGCAGTAGCCGATGTAGTCGGAGTGACATTGGGTCCGGCAAGAAATTCTGTTATTATTGACAGACCGGATGATTTACCCCCATTGGTTATTAACGATGGCGTCACAATTGCTCGGAACATTTCTCTATCAAAGGAAGAAATGGTTGGTGCAAAACTACTCATTGAGGTCTGCAAGCGAGCGCAGGAAAAGTCCGGTGATGGGACTACTTCTGCATCGGTGCTGGCTAATGCCTTGATTAAGGAGGGAATGAAACTAATTGAACAGGGGTATAACCCGACGCTAATTAGAAGCGAGTTCACTAAGTTAATGCAAACGCTAGAATCCGAGATTTCGTTCAACGCTTCGGAAATCACGCTTGACAATATCTATGCTATCGCTTTGATTAGTGCAAACAATGACGAAGAGATGGCCCTACGAATTACTGAAATTATTAGTGCTATTGGAATGGATGGTGTCATTACCGTTGAACCTTCCCATACGGGGAAGGATGAAATAGAAATCGTAAAAGGTTTTGAATCGTCGGCTGGGTATATTCACAATGTTTTGGAACGAGTCAATGGAAAGGAAAGACGAATGGAGAACCCTCTTGTGTTGGTTAGCGACCAAGAGGTAAAGGACTTTGAAGAAATCCTACCCGTTTTAGAATTAGCAAAGGAGAATAAACGCCCACTACTATTGGTGCTTAAGTCCATTAGTCCTATTGCGTTGAATCAATTTGTTGTAAATAGCATGAACGGTTCTATTGACGCTTCTATTGCTAAGGCTGAGGACATTTCTGTTTGGACTGGACTCAAGTTAGGAGACTTGGCTACATTCCTTGATTGTCATTATTTCATTAATGCTTTGGATGAGGATATTCGCCACGCCCGACTTGAACATTTGGGTGAATGTGAGTCGCTAGTTATCAACGCCTCAAACACACTATTTATCGGCCAGCCCAGTAATCCCCAAAGGGTTGCTCAAAGATGTGAACAGATTGTTGAGGATGCTCATATGGCCGAAACAGAATTCCATAAGAAAAAGAACTTGGCTAGAATGGGTAAGTTGAATGGAATGGCTGGGATTATTAAAATCCACGGAGAGTCGGAACAGGAAATCCACAACAAAAAGGATAGACTAGATGATTCGCTAAATGCAGTTCGCTCGGCTATTCAAACAGGCTACACATGGGGTTCGGGCTTGTCTTTGTTAAAATACTATGATATTCACAATAACCCCCATGTTGAATTAGATATTCGTATCGGGTTTAGGAACGCTTTGTTTGCAGTTTTTAATACCCTGTATAGGAATTGTGTCGGGCAAGATGCAAGGATTGAGAGTGTGATGAACAACCTTTCTCAAGAATACGCTTACGATGGAATCAAAGATGAATGGTATTTACACGCCCCCGAATACAGGGTGATTGACCCCGCAGGGGTTGTGTGTTCCTCGCTACGAAGTGCCGTGTCCGTAGCGGGT